CGAGCTTAACGACCTTGCCGAATTGCCCATCTGCTGCATCTGCGCCTGGGCTTGCGCTACGCCGGCCGTGAATTGGTTCGATTGTAGCGTCAGCGTCGCTGTAATTTCGCCTACTGATACACCCGCCAATAGATTTCCTCCTTTCCTTCATTATTTAAAGAAGTTCCGCAATTGCTCGAACTTTTCACGGTCAAATTCTTCGCGGTCCACATAGCCGGCCTGTTTACGTAAGTCTTTTACGAGTCGTTGGTACTCCCGGTCATCCATTGCGCGTCCTTCAGAACCTACAAGAAGCGAAATCATCGACAGACGATCGATCGCATTAGCCTTCGTTTGGGATCGTAAGATTTTCGGAATATCAACCATGTAATAATCGTTTTCTATTTGCCGCTGCGTGACGCCGAGCAAAACCGCCGCATCTATTAAATAGTCATCGATTGTGTGCTCGCCTTCATCCGCTTGCTTTACTGCGCGGCTTTCGGAAGAAGGCTTTTCAAGTTTTTTGCTACGGATTGCAGACGGTTCTTTTCAACGACCGCGATTAAAAACTCGACAATCTCGTCAGTTCCTACGTTTTCATGCACGTAGTCTTTATCTAGGCCCGAAAGGACTGCGACAACCTTTACGACTTCATCCATCGCTAGATTAATAGCCGCGACTAGGGTCGCTGCAAAATCGTCTTGACCGTTTGTGCTCAAAACCGTAAAGAATAAATGCGGCAAGCGATCGACTACCTCGAATAGTTCCTTCCATTTGACCGGCGTTAGCTTCGGTACTTGAACCGTTTTATCACCGAGTGTAAGTTCGCTTGATACCTTTTTCGTGCCTCCGATACCAAATAAGCTCATTGCGTAACCTCCTTTCAAAATAAAAAGACACCGCCGCTAAGCGATGCCTTTCGTTATTATTCCGCTGATTCGTCGCCCATGATAAACAGGTCGCCATCGTTGTCCGTGTCCGGATATGCTTTAAACGTTAGATTCGCGATACGCTCATCGTCTGAGTTATAAGTATATTCCGGATCTGACATAGCGCCCGCCAGTGGGATCGTAATGTAATCGTTCGGCGTTGTGCCCGTAGCCGTCGGCTTGATAACAAGTTTTTTGGCCGCCGCTAACATATCGAAGCCCGCTTTACCGGAGACGACTAATTTCATCTTCGCCGGGTCCGTACTATCTTTCACGAGTCGGCTATTCGGCATTGCTGCGGCTAACCTTTCTAAATCATGAAGCGCAAAAGGCACCGTTACTTCCGCATTACGACCTTTCATCGTTGACTTGACTGGCGTATCGCCATACTGGTCAACCGTCGTATCTTGAATTGACGTCTCAGCCTTGAAGACGATGCCGCCTTTCGTGATATCAAACGTAACTAGCTCGGAACCTTCGCCAAATTCAACGATTGCCGGGCCGATAGGAACGTTAATTCCTCTAATTCCTGCCGCCATCTATTTTCCTCCTTTTATATTTGCGCAAAATAAAAAGCGCCCCTAAGGACGCTCTACGCAATCGAAATTTAATGAATATATTGGACGATCGGATTCGTCGTCTCCTAAATACAACGGCGCTGAGTTATTGCAACGTATTTGTACGACTGAGCTCCCGCCGATCTGAACTTCGGACAGATTCGTAAGCGCATCGTATAGTTCAAACGCTTTGTCTTCCGCCCCTGCCCCATCTCTTGATTCGCCGCGCACGAGTATTTGGAAAGATGGCCGCTTTAGTCCGGTGTACTTAGAAGTCGGGAACCCGCCCGTTAATTTAACGGATATTTCCGCTCCCGTTCCGTCTATTGAAAATTTATTTGCGTAATAATCACCGTCGACTCGCGCCTTGATGAAGTTAATTAATTCGACTATACGCATCAGGACAAACCTCCACGTGCGCCATCCGCAATCCAACGAACGTACTTATCTGCGTTTCCTCGTAATGGTCTTTCGAGGTATTTGTTTCCGACCTCGTACCCGTCAATTCCGCCAGCACCCGCCGATGTCGGTCCGAGTTTGTAGTCCATTTCGTGCGTCCAAATTGCGTAATTAAAGCCGTCCTCGACCGCTCTGAATGAGACGTCAACCGACGCTTTTCCTGCCGTCAATTTAAACTTCTTCTTAACGCTACTTCGCAACGTACCTTTGTCGATCGGTGCGATGTTCTGCGCAACCCTTGCGAGGTCGTCACCCGAATCACCAAGCGCCTGCGCTGCGCCTTCAAGAGCGCCTCGACTGGCAGCGCTGATTCCGCTGATAAAGTTACTCGCATCAAACGTAAAACTCATAGAAGCACCTCCGTCAGAATCGCTTTACCGCCGATGTGTCTCTTAACGTTGATTTCCTTCGGTCTCTTTTCCATCGTTTCTCCGAGTTCATTCGTGTAAGAGATAACGTCGGTATAACGTACGTCAGCCAGGCGATCTAATAGAATACGAGCCGATGCGACTGTTTCTTCGGACTTAGTGACGCCATTGTTTCGTGACTTGACCGCGGTAGAACCTTCGTCGATGCGGCACTTTAGCGTTAACTCTTCGGCTTCGGCGATCGGGTTGCCCCAAACGTCTCGTTCAGAAGATAGGCGCTTCACCGTAATAGTCTGGCGCATAGGAAAGATCGCCATTTACAGCACCGTCCTTCTGATGCGTTTGCCTCCGATTTGGACGCCGTTCTCTTCTTCGATAGCGCTGATGGACTCGCGCGGAATAAGGTCCTCGTCTTCACTCCGTAGCGTATCCTTGTAGTTAAACGCAGCGACGCCCGTGATTGAATACGAGGAAATTCCGTGTTTGTTCAACCGGTTCGTATCGTTGTACGCGATAGCTAGTACGTTAACAAACTCGTAAACCGCTATATCGGGTATGACATACGTAGGGAAAACACGCGTCAAAGTCGAAGAAGCTCGGTTTATTAGCCGATTCTTCTTCGCTTCGTCTGCGTCGATCCAATCCTCGGTATCTACTAAAAACGTATTGATATATTCGTTTGCGCCTTCGACCGTAGCTGCCATTCGCCCCACCTCCTGTTATTTTGCGGAGGATTTCTTGGCGGGCTTTTTAGCTGGCGCCGGCTTCGGTTTATCCTCCGTCTTTGGTTCGTCTTTAGCAGTGCAAACAGCGTCGACGAGTGCGGTTAGTACCTCGATTTCTTCCTCATCTGTAGTCGTGTAGATGCCATCTGAGAACTTCCGAGGCGTTCCGCCTACATAAAACGTTAATTCTTTATAGCGTGATTCAAACGTTGCCAAGTCCGCATTACCTCCGTTCTATCAAAAAAAGTAAAGCCCGCGAGTGCGGGCCGTTATTACTTAGCGCCTTTGATGCGTGCGTGAGCCGGCTCTTGAAGGAATTCAAGCGTGTACTCACCGACAAGCATACCTTGGAAGTAGTCGCCTTTTTTGCCGAGGTACTCGTGACTCATATCACGCGTCTGTAAAGGACGGATTGCGATACGGTTTTTATCTACGATAAGCACTTCGTCAGCCGCCAAGTTGTCGTTAATAGATACTGGGAACTCACCGAAGTCAGTCGTCAAGAAGTTAACAACAGTTCCACGGCTTGCTTCGCCTTGGTTAAGTCTGACTAACGTCTTATCAAATTTAGAGATTACGCGTTTTTGTTTCGCAGGTACGACGATTTCGTACTGACCGCCTGACTTGAAGCCGCCTTTAGAGTAGATCGCCTGTACAGCGTCGTTGATCGCTTCTAGCGAAAGCTCTTGACCCGCAAGATCAGTAACGTTAGTTTTAATGAAGCTACGAATACCGTCCATCTGACGTACCAAGCCGTTCTCATAGCGAATACCGCCGATGAACGCTTTTTCCATTTGAAGCGCTAGTTCAAGCTGTTTCTTTTGCTTTTCGTACTCGTACATATCCGCGATCCCGTAATTGGCAACAGCCGCAGCAGTACCGGAAATTTCTACAGTTTCGTCAAAGATTTGCGTAATGTTCGATACGCGCTTACGTGGCTTGTAGCGACCTTGTCTAGCGTCAGCGCCTTCCGAACCTTCTACGAATTGAACTTCGACTTTCTCATTCGCAGTAACAGCAGCCGCAGTAGTGTTAGCGTAGCCTCGAACGACCGTTAACTCCTTCGCAGACTTATTAACCGCGGTAACAAGCGCTAGTTCTTCGCCGAGTTTAATAACGTGTCCATTACGGAACGGCTCAACGGACGATACTTTTAGAACGGTCGCATCTGCTGCGGCAGCGTCAGTAACGTTGCCTTCATACGCAAACATTTCGTCCTCGAACCATTGGTGCTCAGTTTGCGTTACTGGATTAGAAAAGCCGAGCATCGCAAGCAACGGAGTTTGATGTGGATTTAAAAGAAGTAATTCGTCCTGTACCGATTCTGTTTTACCAATCAAATCATTAGAGAAAATCTGTGACATAAAAATATGTCCCCCTTTTTTTGTTTGTATTAAAAAAGACCCCTAATTAAAGGAGTCTCATTTTCTTAACTGTCTTTTTAATTGAGCAACCGCAGCGAGATCTTCTGTACGACCGCTCTTACGTGCTTTTTCCTCGGCTTCTTTAATAAGCTGATCCGGCGTTTTGTCGATCTTATCCGTCCCTGAGTTCGTACTTTGACCGATAGGCTTCGGCTTCTGCGCAATAAGGAATGGCTTTTCTTCTACCAACGCCTTCACTACGTCATCGACTCCGACTACTTTTCCGTCTTCTACCGCTACACCGCTTAAATCCGCCAAGCGCAATGCGTCGTCAAGATACGCAATATTAGCTGACGTCGCCGACTTGATGAATGCGTTCGTAATCTTTTCTTGTTCGCTCGCCTTTTTAAGTTCCTCGATCTGCTGCGTAAGTGATTGCTCAACTTCCGACTTTGCTTCGAGTTCCTTTTTGATGCGGTCGAGTTCCGTCAGTTCTGCGTCTGCCTTTTCTTGCTCCGCTTTTTCGTACGCGCTTAGCTTCTCTTTTAGCTCTCCGTAATCTGCGTATTTAGATTCCGTGCGGCTAATGCGTTTGGTAATCATCGCGTCTAGTTCTTCTTGCGTAAGCTCGATTTTCTTCGGCTGATCATCGGTTGATTGCTGCGTCACTTGCTCATCGACTTGGCCTCCGCCCGCTTGATCATCTACGTCAAATAACGGCATAAATCGTTTTACAAACATATCGTCCTCCAACCGTTTTAAGGCCGTCGCCTATTAGTTAAAACAGCCGTTTAGTTTAACGTCTTAACGTTCGGACAATAAACCGACATCTCTAATCGGTGAATATACGTGCTTACAACGCGGGTGGAATATCTCACCCGTCGCCTGTAGTTCTTCGTAGGTTTTAAAATCGCCAGGCGCATCCGGAGTCAACTTGATGATCTCGCCTTCATGACCACGGCAGGCGTCTTTGGCGCTGTGTGCCGATATTTGCGCATACAAAACGCCGCGACTAACGGCTTCATTGCTCGTTGCTTCGCGGTATGTTTGCATCATTTTCGTTCGGGTCACCATATCGGCGTATACTTCCGGCTTCCAGCGCCGTCCTTTTGCGTCAACGATTCCGGTCATGACGGATTCTTTGAGACGTTTTTTGATGTCGTCTCGGATCGTCCGCCGTCCGTTCGTACCCGACGCCATGTTGTACTTAATAGAATCGGAAACGGCACGACGAACTGCGGCTTTCGTTTTTCGATCTACGTTCTGCGTGACCGCTAAAAGGTCGGCTTGCGTATCCGCAATAGCAGCCGCGACTATTGCTTCGTTAAGTTCGTTAAATTTAACGATGAGAGCCGCTTGCTCAACTGTCTCGGCGATCTTAAGCGCAATTAGCGTATTAATTATGCCTTCGTTCGCAGCGATAGGGACGTTTTCACTAACCCATCGCGCAGACTTCGTATCGAGGTCGGATAAAATACGGCTGATTGACTGAAGCGTAGCAAGCGCGTTGGCTCGTCGGTAGTTCGTAATATCAACGCGTTCAAGCTCGGCGAGGATGTCTTTGATGGCGGAACGGTAATAGCCGGCAAGCTGCTTCGTTTGATAGTCGTAGTTAGGTGCCGGTACTTTCGCCATTACTCATCGTCCTCAGGTTCCGGCGGCGTTTCCGGTTCATTAAAAATCGACGCATCTACAAAGCCATTTGCGGACGTTTCGTCTTCTTCAATGCGGCGCATGATTTCGTCTGCCTTTTCGTCGTCAACGTCATCCATCGCCTTGATTGCGTCCCGTACGTCAAGTGTCGGCTTACCTGCCGTTCTAATCTGCATGATCTCCGCAAGCTCTTTTTCATTCCGTGGAATACCGTCGTTCCAAATTGCGCGTGGATAAATCGCTTCGTCAATCTTGATTCGCTTGACCGCCTTCTCTAAGAGCATGCACGTCCAAAGCGCATCTCGGATTGCCTTATCGTAGTGCGCGCGGATTCGCTTAACTTTTGATAAGATTGGCATGAAGCGCGCTTTGATTGCTGCGCCATCGGTATGAGACGTTCCGGTTCCCCCTGAATTATCCCCCGACAAAACAGTCCCGAATAACCATTGAGGCGTCTCTGAATTCATAAATACGGTACTAAAAAGAACATCTAACTCTCTAAAAGCCGCGTCCAGTTGCGCTTGCCACACCATATACCCAGGCGTATGATCTTCTTTCGTTACCGGAATGTAAGCTCCTCCGAAACGTATCGTATCCCCATCGTCTTGAATCTCCGGACCATACGCTGTAGGGTCGCTATGTTTCCATAGAATGTAGTCGATCTGCACTAGACGGTCGTTAATCGCAGCAAATACTGTTTCTAACTTCTCTAAGCCTCCGATGCCGAAGAACTCGTCGTCAATCGACTTGTAAGGTACGTGAAAGACCGGGATATGCGGCAAATGCGTTTCTTCTATGTCTTCTTCGCGCCCCGTCGGAAGTTGTTCTCCGATGGTATATACGGATAAAGACATGCCAGTTGAGGTATCAACTCCGTTTTCGTACAAACGGTATCGCGAATAAAGGATATAGCCCGGTATGTGACGTTCAACGTTTAAAAACGGAATCTCCGTCTTCTCGGTTTCGACCCACTCCACTTGCGCAATATTGACCGCCTTTAGCTTCTTAACGTTCCCGACGCTAAACTCCGGAAAGACTGCGCCAGCGCTAACGTGTTCAATGATGGCTTCCATTTCAGCGTCTGCCGGTACGGGTAGGCCGAGCTTCTCGACTTCCGTGTAGTCTTGACGGTAGCCATAGCGCACCTTAAACCACGAATCGCCACGGAAACCGTTTGCCGTTGCGCTTTCGTGAAGAAGCTGATTAATATCGTTTTCCTCTACATAGCGATTGAGTGCTTTTTGTTCCTCACTATCATCAGGCAGTCCACTTTCGAACTGAACCGGTTCGCCTACGAGAAGATCAGCCGGCTTCGTTACGAGAATGTCAGCAAGATTGACCGCGATATACAGCTTCTTTAATTGCTCGGCTTGCGGTGAGTCTTTGAGAACGTCGGTCGCACGCTCATAGACGTCTCTCTGCTTTCCTTCGAATAGTTTTTTCATACGCCGATATTTCGCTAGTCGCTCGATTGAGTCAGCCGGAGGAAACTGTGCGCCAGGTCGGATGATGCTATACGTTTTAGTATGCGATCCGTCGTCGGGTTCGTGGTTGCGGTGCTTAAAAAAGTCCGTAAAACCCATCGCTTATTCCTCCTTCAAAAGATCGTCTAAAGCCTCGGCTTCTTTTTGGATATCCGCGCTTGATTCGTCGGATGTAGCATTGTCCGTGATAATTTGCTTTTCAGTAAGTAGTCCGTACCGTTTCATGAATAAATCAATCGCTTTAACGGACGGCTGCGGGCCTTTAATCAGCTTCATTAATTGACCGTAAACTTCCGACCTATGACTCGAAAGCATGTCGTCCGCTAGCAAATTCATGTATTCAATGAATGCGGGATCTTGCGTTCGCCATCGATACAACCCCATCCGCGACATCCCTAATTCTTCTGCGAGTTGCTCTTGTGTTTTCTTCTCGCCGCCTTCCGGCATTATTTCATTCAAAGCGCATGCCTGAGCTGCTTTTCGTTTCTCAAACGATAATTGCGCCTCTAGCTGCTTAACTCTCGACATTTAACGTCCTCCTTTCGTTACATAAACTTTGGCTTCGACTGTAGCACCGTTTTAGCTCGTTTACTGACACTCACCGCCATCTCCAATGCATCCGGTAGGTCATCGTGCCAATTTGAACCGTATCGCTCAAACTGTTCGAGTAGGAGCGTTTGCGAACGGTGAAATTCGATTTCACCTTTTTCGATCTGCGGCATGAGCGCTTCGATACGAAGTTCTTTCCGCGATCGTTGATTTATTTTTGTGACGCGAGAGCCTGCCGGATAGCCTTGTATGACTAACTCGCGCTTCAGTGTATCGATGAAGAACTCTTGCGCCATCTGAGACTCTGCCGCTATTCGGTCCGGTAGATACTCGATGACTTTCTCCACAATCCTACGAAGAAACTTGTCGGGGTGAATCCGTTCTCCATAAGCGTCGATAACGTATATCTTTCCCGTCTTTTTATGCTTGGCTATTGTTACGATAGCCGAGAAGTCTCCGCGTTCCTTGCCCATCGCGAAGTCGATTCCCATATAAATGGCGTAGTCTTTGCGATTAAGTTTAAAATCCGTCCAATACGAAAAGGACTCCGGCTTGAATAGCTGTGAGTCCTCATCGATTGGGTTATTCATAAATTCGGTATTGAACGCCTTCGTGCCGATATTGACCTTTTCGATCATCAGTGCAGGCAAAGGAAATCGCCCCGGCCACAAAACCTCGGCGCCTTCGTCCATTTCCGCTTTGTGTTCTTCATAGAAACGAATAGCTGCGCGCGCATTCGGCGTGGACATTGAGTCTTCCGATTCCGCCTGCATCATCTCTTCGACTTCTTCGTCGCTCGGTACGTACTCTTTGTAAATACGTTCGAACTCCGCCCACAAGTCGGTTCTCTTTGGCGGCTTGATGATCGCCGGAAAACTGTTCTTAATAAAATCGCGACGCTCGTTCAATACGTAGTTCAGCAAACTATCGAAGTGTACAAGTGTTCCCATGAAAATAAACGCTGTTTTCGTAGGATCACCCGCAGGCATGAGGTCTTGGTTAAGCCAATCCTTCGCCTTTTGACGCAATTCAGGCGTATTGTTCGAATCTAACGACTCCAAGTCGTCCAATAAAATTAAATCCGGTCGCTGCGAGCCATTACGGAAACCACGAATCTGAGTTCCGAGCGACGTCGCTTCCATTTTGATGCCAGTCGTTGTAATAAAGGCCGTTTCGGAATCCTTTTCGTTGCGCGTTTTCTGCTCGTACAGTACTTCGCCGAAGTCTTCCCGTAGCTTTTGGTTGTACTTAAGCTGGCCGGCGACCCACTTAATGAATTTGATCGATCCGGCGTTCGTTTCCGAAATAATCAAGATCATACGCCGCTTTTTATAAACGATTTCATGTACCGGAAACGCGTTCGATAGGTACGCTGACTTTGCGTGTCCCCGCGACGCAGCCCATGCGATACGCGCCGTTTTATTACGGTTAGACACCGAGTCGAGGATGGACGATAGTTTCCGGTGAAATTCCGGCGCGTCGTCCATATCAACCGCGGTCGTCGGTACGAGGTTATCCGGATTGCCCGGGTTCCTCGCTTCTGAAAAATATTCGTAGAAGAAATAAAGCATATCGGTCTCGGCGCGATGGACCCGTTTCAGTTTGATTAATTCGTCACGATCCTTCCGCATAAGATCGACATGATACTCGGTATGCTTTCCCGCCTGTATAATGTCGCGTAGTTTTTTCAGCCGCTCTGTTACGGCCTCTATCCGCGCCTGTCTTTCTTCACGTTCCAAAAACTTGCCGTTAATAAACGCCAAACTACCGCCTCCTTTCCGTCTATTTGCCGTTGACTTGCCGAATTCTATATCGTATAATGAATGTAACTTAAAAATAATTAAAGTACATTGGAGTGAAGACGTATGGCTAACGAAGTGAACCCGATCAAAAGTAAACGCGATTTCGAGAAACTAAAAAACGCCCTCAAACCGGGGCGCGACCGTCTGTTATTACAACTTGGAACGGCTTTTGGTCTTCGGATATCTGATTTACTTTCGCTTAAGGTCGGCGATCTTCGCGGCCAAACGTCTCTTAAAATAACCGAAGCCAAGCGCAGTAAAAAACGTGTCATTACGTTCTCAGCCCCCGTCATAAAGCTCGTCAATGAACTCGAAGGCGCTGACGATGACTACGTATTTGCCAGCCGCAAGGGCGCCAAGCCAATCAGTCGCGTCCAAGCCTACCGCATTCTAAACGAAGCAGCCGAGCGCGCCGAGATCGCTAAAAAGATCGGCAATATCGGTACACATACGCTTAGAAAAACGTTTGGCTACCGTTTGTACGAAATGAATATCGCAGTCGACCGGATCATGGCGATTCTCGGTCATTCATCCGAAAAAGATACGCTGAAATATATCGGAATCACAGCCGACGAGATTTCGATTGCTTACGAGAGCATCGCGATTTAGGTCGTGGTGCTTTATTTTTTGTAATCATCTACGTAGATTCGGTCGTCCCCTTCGTCTGTGTTCAATAGAGCCCTCAATGCTTTTCCGACTTCATAACCGTTAGTCATCGTCTTCTCACCGAGACACTCAGCTATGTCCCGAAACTCAGCCAACGCTTTCGTCGCGTCTTTTGCTGCGCGCTGAATCGCTTTGAGTCCTTTGATTGCCTCCGCCACATCTACGTCTACCTTTACGTTTAATGAACCGACTGATTCGCGTTTATTTTCCGCCATTCACGTCATCCCCTTTTCGCTTTTATTAAAGCGTGCTACGCGATTCAGTACGCTTTTTACAGAGGCGACAGGAATCGAACCTGCCCGCGCGGTTTTGGAGACCGTATCGCCACCTTGGAACATGCGCCCCTATGTTGTCACACCGGCCTTGGTCCGCTTCTTCGAGAGGCGTGCCGGTGAATGTACGTACGTCAAACGAATGCCTTTACGGCTCTAATGCTAGACGCAAGCACAAAAAGACCTTCGGCGCTGACCGGAAGCCTCGTTCTGATTGCGTTGGGGTATTTATTCTCGTCCCGCCCCGAACGGTTTAGCCTCTTCGGCATCCATACGACATTATTGCACGCTTTCCGGTACGTATTTTACGTCCCCACCGGCGGAGAATCCTTAGTCGCTTCAGGATATGCGGACGAGGATTTGCACCTCGTATGAAAGCATTCGACCACGTCTCCGATTTCAGGTCGGGAAGTATCTTCCTTAAGTCTTAAGCGTCTACCTATTCCGCCACCGCATCCGTTTATTTTCCGAAAATGTACTTTAATACTTTTAAGGCCATTCGTATTTTCCGACTGAATGTTACGCTTGACCCTACGCAATAAATTACGTGGTTAGTTATGTGAAACACCGTTTTAGACGACTTATCCGTTTTCAAGTCGAACGCTACGCTGCCCTTCGTTAAAATTAAGTCGCCGTTTCCTGCGATTTTAACCACTCCGGATTCTCTCGTATCAATAAGCACCTAATCAGCCTCCTTTGAAATCACACGAAATCGGCGCTTTTCAACGACCACCCTTACGAATACCCTAGTCGGCTACTAAAACGTCTAATTTCGTGCATTTTACGTGTTAAAATCGTTATGCTAGTCCGTATCGTTCCCGCAATATTTTCATATCGGCGGTTATTTCCGCTTTGAGCGCGTCGATTGCCGCCGATTCTGAGCCGTCCGTAAGCCGTAATTGCTTAAGCGTCTCGATTTTCGTTCTTAACGCGCTGTTCGTGATCGCGGTCGGGTAATGAACGCCGCAGACGATGCAGTCAAAGTACGTTTCGACGACGCCTTTTCGTACGGCGCGCTCTTTTAATACGACGGCGGTCCGTTGATTGCATGCGTCGCAGGTGACGAAAGTAGGTAGCGTGGTCATGTGCGTTCCTCCGTTTCCCAAACGACGATATACGCAGCCCCGTCTTCCCCGATACATAGAGGCGCTCGTTTCGTCAGTATTTCCGTGTCTTCCGCATCGATCCGGTACGTATAAACGCCTAGTAAGTCGGGGCCTGGCATATCTATCACAATTCTCTCCGGTACGTATTTCGCGTGCAAGTCCGCTAAAAATTCCGCGGCGTTCTCTCCGAAAGATTTCCGAAATGACTCGCTAAAAGTGTCCGTTACAAAAACGCTCTCTTCGAGTTGAATACATCCGTCGGTAATTGGCGTCATGTGAACGCCTCCTCTTCGTTTAATTTAGCGTATTAACCCTCTAGCCTTTCCGAGAAACTTCGGATGATTAACGTATGTCTACGTAGGGCCAGACGATTAACACCCCGAGTTTAAAAAATTGTGCGCAAGTTTTGTCCACTAGATCGGGCGGTTTTGGCCGGGGCGCTTGGGGGCGGTCGGCTTTCGTTTATTTTTCGCGATTATTATTGAATAACGCATTCATAACGTTGCATAACGAAAGTAACAAAAAGACTTTCTGTTACATTCGCATTGAGCACAAACGTTGTTGTGTCACGGTTGATAGCCGTTCGATCAGCGCAACGAAACGAATGAACTTTATGCATCGTACCAACCCCGCCATGCCGCCATTCGTGCGGGCTGCCTATGCCGGCCGTAATGCATACGATCGTGCATAAACGGATTGGCTTCGGCTTTCAACCCCTCGAGTTTTCGGAGGCCTCGTCCGCTGGCGGCGTCTGCTTGGTAATCGGCATTGTTAACCGGTATACCATCGTCACCCTACCGTCCGCCTTCGTACTATATTATATACACCGCCTGTGCCCACCGTTACATAGCGCCTGTATGACGGTACCCTAAACGCTGCCTATCGTCTTGAATACGCTACACTGCCGTTAGTATGTTACGTTCATTTACGTCCTTCTATAACGTAAGACAGCATATCCGCAGTAAAGTCACCATACTACGTATACTTATCGATTATATCTACGTCCTATTAACGCTATCCCTTTCGTATGTATTTAAGTACAGCGCCCTCGGCTCCGCCTCGTCCGCAAATAAAGACCCGCCGTCCTTCTATGTATCTATTCTATTGCGTTATCTGCGGAACGTAGTGACGCTAGGTCTTTCCTAAGAATAAGACAACGTTAACGCCTAAAAACGGCTGCATCCCACGTGGCTCTAAGCGTCAAGGCGGTTTTAGCGTGTTCTGTTTTCGCCACACTGAAAGGCCGTTTTGTTCTGTTTTCGCCACACTGAAACGTCGGCCACCCGTTTTAACGCAAAAAAAAGACCAACCATTACGGCTGATCATCGTTAGGTACGAACTCCACAACGTCTTCTATGCGGCATTCAAGGTAGTCGCAGAGCTGCGCGATAACTGACAATGCGACAAACTCTCCGGCTGAAAGCTTCGCAAGTGTCGAAGAAGATACGCCCAGATCGTTTCTGATGTCGGTTTTATTCTTCTGGCGCTTCGCTAACGTCACATCTAATGGGACATAAGATGGCCTAAGATTTACGACCTTTTCGCGTCGTTTCATACGGGTACCCTCCTTATATTAGTTTCTTTACGTTATTATAACACGGACAAAACGAAAAATATATTCGACTTAACGAATATCTTATTCGTAAAACCATTGACGTCCACGAGTATTGTTGATATACTATGTTTAACAAGTCGAATATATTATTCGATATATGAAAGGAGATGAAACTTAATTGATTGAACTAGCTACTAAGATATCCGTCTTGCTTGCGTCGTGGTTGGCGATCATCAAAACCTCAATGGAAATCACGTCATTACGCAAGAAGGCAAAGAAAAAGCGACGGTCTCCCGCCAAGAAGAAACGTCGCAAGTAAACGGACGGGGCGCTAAGCCCCGGTTCAATCAATTATACCACATATGCGCAAAATTAATACGCTTGATACGTTGCTCATTATCGTCCTGATCGTTTGGATCGCGTTCACGGATTACGGCTCAATGCAGCCGATAGACTGCGCAGCCATCGTAACGTTACTGATTTTCGGCTTTACGGTCGCTTTAAAATCGATAATAAAATAAGACGTCGAGCAGCCGTCCCTACCTACGACCCTAAGACGCATTTAAGACGGCGCTGACGTACTAAAATCGTGGAGGAATCGTTAGATATGATCGAGTATAACTGTCCGGACTGTTCATTCGCCCGGCTAGACGTAGAAATCGAAACGGCCGCTAAATGTCCGAACTGCGGTGGCCTTCTAAACATCGAGGAGGAGATCGGCTGATGGACGTAAAACTAACGGCTTTAGACGGCACACAATCGACAGCCGATCCGCTACAAAGAGCCGCCGAACTATTTAAAAGAGAACGCGATGATGCGCCTGCCGGTTTTGACTTCGGCTTTAGACTCGCTCTGATCGCGTTCGGATACGATATAAAACTCGAAGGAGATGTTGAATAATGAAACGTTTTATTACGATAACAATCGCGGTGGTACTAATGACACTCGGCCTAACAACGCCTGCCAACGCGGCTTCCATTACAGTAAAGGTTGACGCACCATACTACACGCCGAAGGCGACGTCAGTGGACGTAGTGGCGTCGAAAAGCAGCGGTAGCCGCGTATATTATACGATGACTTTGCAGCAACAATACACGGACGGATGGAAGTCGAAGCAATCGTTGAGCGGCGAATTCGTTAAAAGCACGCCGACCAAACGCTTCTATACTTCGACTATGACGAACGGCCAATACCGAATCAAATTAACGGCTTATAGCAACGCAGCCAAGACGAAGAAAATCGGCACTTACTACTCGAAAGACTTCGCAGTGACGAGGTGGTAGGCGCCTAAAATACGAAGGAGGACGACGATATGAAATTCCGCAGATTCTTGTACGGATGGGCCAGGTTTTTGGGAGACGTAAACGCGGTGAAGAAAAACGACGTAGGCGGCCGGATCATGCGCCGCAGCGTCGGAAGAGCTTTCGGAAGATTGTTTAAATAAGCGCATAGATACGTTATAATACGAAGGTTGTGAGGTGAAAGACGTGAATAGACCGCAGCCAGGCGATTATGACGTATCTGTCGTTTATGATATTCGCGAGATGCCCGACGTTAAGAGCGGACGGTGCGACAATTGCGATACGTCGAAGTTTAACAGTTCGATTAAAGGCGGGGTATTTCTCCGTAAGTGTTCCGAGTGCGGAATGACTAAGCGAATATAACGCAAAAATAAAGACGCCCAATAAGGCGTCCTTTTTCGTTTATTTAGACGCTGAACCGCCCGGCTTTGGATCCGCTTTAGTGATCGCTTTGATCATCCGTCTCACCTCCTGTAATGATAGAATATCGCTTTAAGTCACTCAAAAACGAAATTATACAACCGCGGACTTCGTTAGGTTCCGAAAAATCCATTTCATTTTGTAGCACGAACTCATCAACGTTAATCATCGATATAAATTTCCTCTGATCAGCAATATTATTAAAATTACTATCGCGCAATTTAGGGAGCCCCTTTTCCGCCAACCAGTCTAAAAATAAGACATCGCTTGATTTCTTATTCGTTCTTTTAACGGATGCAATTAGATCATCAACATTTCCGCAATCAGGAACCGCCAAATAGCGCACTAACGCCTCTCTATACAAGGTCAATACTCTATCTAGAGCGCATTGAGACGTTGTCTTTTCTGAATAAGGAGACATTCCAAACCATTCTCTAATGCCCATATTAACATCCTCCATTTCATCGTGACTTCTTGGCGTGGTCATCGAATAGTTTTCGTACGGCCACCGTCCATTCCGTTTTAAATCCTTCGGGCTGGCGGAATAATAAATCCGGATGTACTAGATAACGTACCTCGTTGCGTGTTCCGGTGACTAATACGGCGCCTACGCCTTGCAGACGTCCCATTATTTTCGAGACGGTAGATGCGTCGTGCCCGATTAATTCGGCCAACGTTTCTCGTCCGATGTAGTCAATGTCCGCCTTCTCTGCGTTAGGATCGGCGCAAAGGTAGTATTCGCTATAATGAAAGAACGGAATGATCTTGTACAGCATGCCGATTTCGTTCAGGCGCAGGTTAGCGATCGTCTGCCTCGCTTTGACCGTATAAACTTTCGTAAATACTTCGTTTTTGATGCGGCCACCCATCGTGTGAAAACGGCTGCTAACGTAAATACCGTCGTCTTTTAGCTCGATCAATCCGAGTTCAGCCAAGCGTCCTACGAGCGCATTAGCATTCGAGCGGCTCCGGTCAAGCAAGCGAGCTATGTCCGACTTATTCATCGGGTCTCCAGCCGCACCTTTGACGAGCTTGCCGTCGCTTTTAATACGTAGCTGAAGCATGATTTTAACCATTGCGCCGGCTTCCGTTAGTGATAAGTCGCGGATAATAGCGCTGAGCGTGTCGTTATAAGATACGATATAATTTCGCCCATGGTGAAACCGTTTCTTTGGCGCTAGAGTCGCTCGCAGGCGTGCCTTTTCGAGTTCTTCCGGCGTTCGAATGACGGCTTTTATGGCATCCGGCACAAATACGCCGAGTTCTCCGTCCTCATTTACTACGCGATCATACTTCATTACACCGCCCCTTTTCGTATTTATCGCAAAACAAAAGACGCCTATTGAGCGCCTAGCAATCACGTATTCACCAATCGTAAGACTCTTCCTCTCCTACTCCGTAATACTTACAATACTCATCCCAATCATCTAAATCATAGCCTTTTCGTTTTGCGTCTGCGTAGTCTTCCGGTGAATATGGCGGATCAGTATTTTGTAGTGGGTCCGGATTTTTCTCTGCTACTTCATAGCCAACTATCATACACTTCGCATAATCCAATGGTTGTAGAGCTTCTAGGGCTTTAAACTCTTGAGTATAGATGCTTCCACACCGTACGCCATTTCCGGTATACCCTTTGCAATGAGAAATAAGATGAAATTGCTTTGACTATTCATCTCTACTTTGCGCGTCCAGAAGTTCTGCCACTTCACGACTAACTTTCACTTTTTCCAATATAATTCCTCCTCGCCTTTTTCTACCGTCTTTTGTCCGGTTGCTATATTTACGGTGAACTGCCCGCTAGACTTTCCGTTGACGAAATCGTTATATCGTCTGCGAGCCGTCCTATTACGTGCTTTCGCGTGACGGTCCGTGAATAGATTATCATATGGCGACCGGGTACGTCGTTTAGGTACGCCGTGATTTGTGCCGGTGATGTCGTATTCTTCGGCCATCTTATCGGATGCTTCGCCTGTCTTGCGCGTCTTTTCCATACGCTCGGACATGATCGGGTATTCTTCGGCTGTCATTTTATTGCGGCGTGTGTCCGATAGTTCTTCGTATAATATTAAGTCTGACAGACGTTCCAACGCGTTTGCGGGCGGAGTGCCGTCGTATTTCGCGAGTAAATCGTCTATTTCTGCGATGCGTGCTTCGCGCCCTAAGGCGCCGGCTTTTGTGCGTTCGTATAGAGCCGTAATGGCTTCGTGTAGTTCTTCCTTCGTCAATTAGGCGCCCTCCCTTTTCGGTATTAAGATGTATCCGCATTTTTCGCAGCCATACACAACCTTACTAGCTCGATTCTCTAATTCAGCGATAGCTATCGGATAGTAATGATGAGCGCATACAAGTTGTTTAATGCGGCTCGCGATACTGAGCTTAAACATCAAACCGCCCCTTTCGTAGTTCCGTAACCTTCGCCATGTGACGCCCAATAATAGTAGATGTCGGCTATTTTAACAACACACGTATCCAAGTATTTGTGAACGTTCTGCTTCGTAATCCCCATCGCCACACCCGCCTGTGTTTGCGATAGGTCATCGAAATAGACCAGGCGTAGGGCTTCGTATTGCTTTCCTGTCAGCGACGCCAATTCAATAGCGCGGTTCAGGTCGATCAGAATATCGCAAGCGGCCATGTCGCCTAAGAAGCGCCGTTGTCTTAGCGTTGTATAATCGGCAAGAAGCGCCTTGACGCCGTCAGGGTTGTCGAGTTTATATTGCGTTTCATATCGTAAATGCTGGTCGGGCTTGTTCGTCGATGCGCCCATTACGACACCTCTCCGTCTATTCCGCACAGTAAATGTAGGAACTTAGTTTCGGCACTAACTGCGCCATACTCCGTTGGGTTTATCACATGGGCGGGGATCTCTTCCGATTCGATGAGATCATCGTAAGGTATTAAGTCGTCATCCCAAGTCACATCTAACTCATCTGCGGTGAAGTCAGTATACGGAAGTACATTAAGTGATGAGAAATGCATAAAATCGTCATGATCGTTTTGAATAAAAAAAGCACCTTTACTTTTCCTAGTCAAGACGTCACAATGCACGACAACGGCATTCATTCCTCGAAATAATAAATTAAACAATAGGAAAGGTATTGCACGATCACTCATCTCTTCGCAGTGATAGAAATACCACGAAGGCTTGTAATCAAACGGAGAGTGCTTAATACGATCAGACTGCCATTTTGCGATTGTAAGGCCTCCCGTACCTGCGCAGCCATCGTAACTGGTAGTAGATTCAAGGCCGCCGTCGGTAACTCTCGCTAAAAGATCGGCCACACTTCGCGGAGTAAAATCTTGTTTCTTAGTTTTTCTATCCGCGTGCTCATCCTGAAAGTATTCGTGAAATACATCCTTCTCAGTACAGTTAAGCATCGGATCAGCTACGAATTGTTTAAAAACTTCCTCACGACGCTCCCGATCGAACAAAATCTCCATAATCCTTGACGGAGCTTTATATGAATCGTCTATCCCAAAGATACGATTAATTTTTTCCGATACTGTTTCGCCCAATCATACCGCCCCCTTCGTTTGCTTTCCGCCTGTATATCGTCTATAATCGTCTTATAAAATAAGCGAGGTGTGTCCGTATGGCATTAGAATGGATCTCCGCGGTTAGTGATACCGCATATATTACCTTAGATAAGCAACGTCGCATCTACATAAGCTCGGCGGCTAGAACGCTGATCGGCCTCCCGTCAAAGGCTCCGTTTCATCTTACGATTGGCTATGACGCAGAGGCGAAATGCCTAGTCGTTGCGAAACCGGAGATGGTTACAACGGAAGTGCAGCCGTTTAGATTCGATAAGAAATCGTACAACAGAGCCGCTCGTCGTGTACTAAGTAAATCAGGCCTAGATGAACGTGAGCTGCCGATACGCTTCTATTTGATCGGCGATGGCGAGGCGTCTAAGCAGCCGCACCTAGCGTACCCGAAAGGCACCTACGCGTTCTCTTTAAGCTGATCCGTCATAATTTCGTCCAGTATCGCATATAAATCGTCAAGCGTGCCGTCATTTACGATCTCATAATCGACTTCGAATTCGTCGAGCGCCGTTTCTGTCGGATGGTCCAAATCGGACGCTTTGAATTTGTCGCCTCGTCTTTTTGCGCGATCAAAACGTGTTTCATACGGTGCAGTAATACGGAGAATCTTAAACCCTTCCGCCTTGGCTCGCTCGTATTCCGCTTCTTTCCGAATATCCGTAATCAACAAGTTACTCGGGCGGCCATGCCGAAAATGTTCGTGGTCTTTGATACGGCGGAACAAATAATCGACCCATACGTCTTTAGCGCCAGGCACGTCTAATTCGGTGATTCCGTTAATGAAATCTCGCATAGGCTGGCGCTGTTTTGCGTCGCCGCGTAGTTCCGGAAACAATTCGTAGAATAGCGCCTTACCTTTTGCGGAAAACGTAAACGGAAAGAATTCGTACATAGCTACGAGATATTCGACGGCTACGTCTTTGCCAGCGCCTAGCTTTCCCGTGATTGCGAGTTTCATAGGCCGGCCTTCTTTAGACTTACGTATACCTGCGCAAGCTCAGCCGCAGTAAACGATATGGCTCTCGGGTCGTCGGCCGCCACCTTTGCGAGCTGCTCACCGAGACGGACTTTATCTTCGTGAAGGGCGTTGATCTCCGCTTGATGACGTGCTACCGTACGTTTTAATTCCGCCACCTCTACGCCTAGATCAGCAAGAACGGTGATGACATCGGATTCTTGCGCCTCGGCAGCGTCTTGAACCGGTGTGAGGACGTAGTAATATCCGTGATCAATAACCGACGCCCACGAATCGTTAATCAATTGTTTCGTAATAGATACCGCGGTTCTGTGCGATGCGGTAACATCCGAAACTAACTTCGGCCATTTACCGTCAACATTCTTCGCAATCACTTCTTCGCCTACTTCCGCCTTACGATCTTCTAAACGATAACGCTCACCGTCAATGTGGACGATGTCGGTCGGTTCGAGTACGTCGTATTCCGTATGAAATATAGTTCCCTTCTCGCTATAATCTGAAATGGCCGCAGCACTTCGTACGCAATCATCCGATTCCGAAAGATAATCTACCGTAAAAATATCGCCTTCATTATATGGATCTTGCCAATCACTCTTCTCAACAATTACGATCTTCTCGCCAACTTCTGCGTTCCTATTCACCGCAACATATTCGCGGTCTACGCCGAGTTTCTCGTCCTTTAATACGTGCATAATTCCGCCTCCCTATTTCGTTATGATTTCCGCCTTTAGCCGCTGTCGTCCGAATTCACGCGCCTCAGCCACGCCCGCAACGTATAGATCGATATGTCCTTCCGTAATTGCGCCGCCTCGATCTTCGCAAGTCCTGACGCCTATGTCCTCGATGCTCAGCCGAGTCCCGAACTCCATTGACGGCGGACAGGCGATCGTACGGCCCGTTTTGGTACGTGCGCCACTTGCCGTGATGCCATAGTCGGGATGTCCGGCTGACTTGCCTGTAGACTCGGCGCCGTTTGTGTACGCAGTGACTTCGTATGTCTGAGATAGTTTAGGCTCCGCCTTCTTGCGCTTGACTACGTGCTTTGACGGTTTCCTTTCCGCCGGCTTCTTAGCCTTCGTCTCATTAAGCGTCTTTACTTCACCCTCTAACGTCTTGATGCGCTGATTGGCTCGCTGTAAAGCCGCTTGATCAGCCGTTAAAATAGGCGCAGGCTTTTCCGTTGGTTGTTGCGTACATAATAAGCCGCACGCAATCGTCATGGTCGTCATTATACCGATGCAGACACCCCCTTGAAGAATTGCGCAGTCCACGGCTCGACTTCGACTACTTCCCGGCGGAGTGCTTCGGCTAAGTCGGCGATTTCCGCTTGGGCCCCGTTGCCCCTCCGTCTCTTAGCATAGAAGTCTAGTAAAGCACGTAGGTTGACGGTCATTACTAGATTGGTAGCCGCTGCCTGCGGTAGGACGGCTCTCGCATCTTCTGCGGGCACTCCCATTTCGCGTAGATCGTCATAAACGTCTTGAAGATATTCCATCGCGTTACTGAACGCAATTTGCGGAGAGTAAGTTTCGGTAGTATGGCCGTTCTCCGGATCGAAGAAATCGTTGTTATCCTCGTAAGTACTGTTCGCAACCTTTTCCGGCACGACGTAATCGAATCCGCCCGATTTATTTCCGCTTCCCATCCGCACATATCGCTGTGATTGGACGCTGAAGCTAAAGCCGGCGCGGTGGCGTGTTAACTGCGCTAATAAGGCGCGGCTGACGCCTTCGACCGCAAAGGTGAACGTTAGGTGTTCAAGGGTCGACGTGTGTTTCGATGCGACGATCTGCCGGAATAGTCTGTCGGCGTCCGTACCTGAGCCGCCATCTGATGCGCTGTTGCCGAAATACTTGGCGCCTTCTTTGGCTACGATTTCGGACGGTTTATTTGCGCTGTAGCACGTTCTAATCGCGGATAAGGCGACCGCTTGGCCGTCGGTTGCTTCGTAATCGTCGAAGTGAAATACATCCGAGGTTCCGTGAAGAAGAGATTGATAGAATTTATCACTTAGTTGCGTATGTGCGAGTAGCTGTACGTTCATTTTGGTTTCCGCCATTTATTCGTCCTCCTTTAAGTAAATAATTTCTCCGAAATGTGTATTAATGGGTTTCGATGTAATAGCACCCAAAAACCATGTAAGCTAGTAAAAAGAATGCGAAAATAAACCATAATGCCTGTTTTTTGGAGTCTAATGATTCGTAACCCATAAAGGCTACCAAGAAGGAAAATACAAACGAAAGTATTACGGACAATACCATTAAAACCTCCAATTTAAAACTCCTTCCCGCCCCTGCTACTTATCCTATAAGTAATCGGTAATTAACCAACTACGACCGCAGTCAGTGCATTCGGCTTCGAATAGGTTATCGCTTACTTCGAATGTTCCATCGTCAAACTCCGTCACTACTCCTCTTGCAGGCACGTCTTTACCACATTCCACGCACTTATCTGCGACCATTTAACCGCCCCTCCTTGCGTTCTGTTCGATTTCTTCGTAGTCAAATTCGCTCGGCGCTCCTAAGAAGTAACATTCGGATGCTAATGCTTCTACTTGGACGCCGCCTACGCCCCGTAATTTGAGCGTTTGGTACATTTCCTCATTCGTCGAATATCCTTCGAAAAACCACAGCTTTCTATCGTGTACAAATAACGACCCATATTCGAATCCCATAAATTACGCCTCCTTTACAATTTCGCGTATCTTCTCAACCGTCGTTATCCGGAAAGTTACGTCATCTTTTCCGTACATTTCGCAATAAACGACCCAATCCCGAAATAGTGTATTCATATAATCGAGATCGCCTGTTCCGTAAAGTTTTCCGTTTAAGAAGCACGCGTAGATTTGCGTCATTTCCCGACTCCACTACTCCCGAAGCCGCCCGCACCTCGTTCCGTCTCTTCCAACGCATCCACAACCGTAAAGGTCGCTTGCTCTACCGGTTTGATGACCGCCTGGGCAATGCGATCTCCTTTGCGAACGATGTACGTTCTGTTCGGATAATTACCGAAATAATCCCACTCGTCTTCTGACGAACCTCTGATGACTTCCGGCGAAAATACCTCGGAGTATTCGATAGCCTGTCGGTTGAGATCAAGTCCTAACACTTCTCTGTGCGCAATATTATCAACGATAACTCCGACCTCGCCTGCATATCCGCTATCTACCGTCCCTAGTTGAACGCGCAAGGGCGTCTTCAGCGTAATACCTGAGCGCGGCCTGATCTGCATTTCGTAGCCGGACGGAATCTCGAACGCTAGGCCCGTCGGAACTAGCGCTGTCTCGCCCGGCTCGATAATGACGTCAGCCGCCGCATATAGGTCGAAACAGGCGTCCGTCGAATGTGCGTATGTTGGCGTTGTTGCGTCGGCTGATAGCCGTTTAATATTTACGTTCATCTACTCGCCCTCCTCCGCCTTATTACCGTCCTCAAACGGTAGCGTCATTACGTATAGTAAGAACGGCGCCCCCGCCGCCACGAACCACCAAAAGCCCGCTGCATGTGCGTACCAAAAGGCTGGCACGATGGACGCCGCAATTAAAGCGCCTCGGTTAATCGTCTCTCGCATACGATCATCTCCTTCACGTTGTATCTACGTAATAATACCCGCAGCTTAGAATATCCGCGCAGTATAAGCCGAATTTATTCTACTTTCATTAATAACTGCGTATAAACTTTTCGTATTGGACATTACTCGGCAGGAAAATAAAAATCTTCGTCTTTAAGCGCCTCGGCCGTCGCTTTTTTATAACCCGTGCCCTTCATCGAGAAGAAGTCTTGCGATTTCGTCTTTGTACTCAGTCCGTTAATCACGATCGGATTGACTGGTTCATCCGGAAAATGCGCAGCAAAGCCGAGGTTCATGAGCGCCTTATTCGCGTTATATCGAACAAACGCCTTAACGTCGTGCGCAAGACCAACGGCACCATAAACATCGCCTGTGTATGCGACTTCGTTTTCATAAAGCTCCGCCAGTAACCCGGCCGCCCATTCGTGTAATGACGCCTTCACGCCGTCTGACTGTCGATTATAAATTTCCTGCGCGAGCAAACCGACGTAGACGCCGTGGATCGCTTCGTCTCTAATACCTAATGTTCAGCCGAAATCGCTAGATTCGACCCGCTGCTTTCGCAACTGCCTTACGTTACCGCAAGGAGCAGACTATATCATCGACCACTAGGGCCGCCTCCCATTTCGATTTAAGGGGTTCTCACCCACGCCAATAGCTTGCGCCCTACTCGTTTTGCGGAATTTCACCGCCTACGCGATAGTCGTTGAACGTTCAATGCGATCCCATAAACTTTTCCATCTTCTTTTATGACGAATTAAGCTAATATATTGCGAATGTAGTCCGTACTTAACGCCCGCTTCTTTATTACTCATGCCGGATAATAGATCATTAATTAAGTTATTCGCTTGTTCATTAGTCATTTTTGCCATCGAGTTTTCCTCGCCTGGCTGGCCCGCCATTAATCCAATATCCATCGCATGTTTTGTATTTTCTTTATAAGTAACTATTTCTAAATTATCTGCATGGTTATTAAGTTTGTTTCCGTCTTTATGATTAACGACGAAGCCCCTTGGAATGTCTCCGATAAAATACTGAGCTACCAATCTATGGACCAAGTAATTTACTGTACCTACGTTAGGTTTGGTATAACCAATACCTTCATAACCTGCTGGGGTAACGAATGTTTTCCTTGGCTTTTTCGTTTTCTTTGAAATAATTACACCCTGCTCGGTAATCCACCACGGAGCTTCTTTCACTTCTTTTATCACATCTATCACCTCCTTTAGGATCGCATTGCTTCGCTGCTGATCGTCCCTTAGGATGTTCCAGCAATTAGAGAGGTTCACAATCGCCGTCGCCGACGAAAGGGACCATTAGTTAATCAAGTTTATAATCTCACCGCTTTGCATCATGCGCCCTTGCCCGTAGAAATACAACGGGTAATAAAAGCCGCTGTAGAATAGGAAACTTTCGAGGTACACCGAAGCCACCATCGCTTTATACAACGAAATGTCGTCGCCTGCCTTGATATCGCGATAAAGGTCGGTAATCAACTTCGCTTTGCGCTGCAAATATCGGTTCTCTTTGACCCACTCGAAGACGGCCGTAATCGTTTCCGAGGGCGCCAACGTAAGAAAGATATTCGAATAGGACTTCGCATGGACTGCGTTCTCCATCATCGCCATGAAGTTAAGGACGGCCTTTCGTTGGTGACCGTCTACGTGCGCCATAATCGCAGGCATGCCGGTATTACCTTGTTCCGTATCTAGTAGCGTCAGGCCGGCGAGCACTTTCATATACGTATCGCGTTCGGCTGGCTTTAGTTCATGCCACGCGAGTAGGTCGCCGTTTAGCGAAATCTCCTCCGGTAGCCAAAACTGCTTGACGTTCTGATCGTAGAACATGGCCGTGAAATTATCGTCTGATTGCGACCAGTTGGCCGCTGTGAATGTCGTCAATTATTCGTCCTCCTTTTTTTTGGTTTAAACAAAATAGACAAAGTTGTATAATGTTCTCAGGTATTAACTAATCTTGGAATTGGAGTTGGTATTGATGATTACAAATGCATTTCCAGCCACTACACCCTGTAATTACACTTTTTTATATCCCCCTGCTATTAGTTCGGACGCGATCCAAAAGAACCAACATGCGGTCACAATGATATATAGTCCACTGTCAAACAAAGCGTACATTGCGATCACAAAAGAGAAGGGGATTGGATTTACGTTTCCGGTAAGTAGCGACCCTATAACGATTGCTTTGAAATTCGGAAAAATACCTTGGGAAGAAGTTGAGATTCAAAACGACAATGGAATATTCACGTATAAGAAAGCACCTTCTTACAACGAGATGGTAGCTTACTTCTCAGACAGCACAACTTAAACAACCTTCCTGCCCCGTATCTTTAGTGCGCGCATAATAAAGTGTCTTGATTCCCTTGTGATGCGCGTACAGGTCAATCCGATTCAGGTCGCGCGTTGTCATCGTATCTTTTAAGAATAGTGTAAAGCTGATTCCTTGATCGACGTGCTGCTGAATCGTTGCGATCATATCGACCACTTTAAACATGTCCATATCGTACGCTTCTTTATAGAAGAACCAGTTTTGTGCTGAAAGACCTGGCATTGGATAATACGTCTTCGAGTTTCCATAAGTCCGCTCCTCAATGCGTTCCATAATCGGCATGACCGAAGCCGTCGCCGACTGCACATACGAAATAGAACCGTTAGGCGCAATCGCAAGTCTATAGGCGTGGTAGAGGCCGTGCAGATTTACGTTATCGCGTAAGACTTCCCATTCGAGTGGCGTCGGAATCACGATGTCTTTAAATAGCGCCCGCACTTTATCCGTTTTTGGTCGGTAATCACCTTCGAAATACTTCTCGAAATACTCTCCGCTCGCATACGTAGAACCCTCGTATCCTTCAAACGTCGTACCCGTTTCCTGCGCCAATTCATTCGAGCGCACTAACGTCCAGTAATTGACCGTAGCGAAAAACACGTTAGCAAAGTCGCGCGCTTCTTCCGATTCATATGCGATGCCGTTCTGCGCTAGATAGCCGTGCAGATTCATCGCGCCGAGTCCGATAGATCGCATCTCGCGGTTAGCCTTTGCGACGGCTGGCGCGTTTTTGATATTCGTAGATTCCGAGACAACCGTAAGCGCATCGACGGCTAATTTGACGGCGTTTTCGATTGAGCCGCCCGCCATGACATTCGCGATATTAAGAGAGCCGAGATTGCACGAAATGTCCAAGCCTAGGTCGTCCGGTTCGCCGTAGTCGGTGTAATCGGATACGGTTGACGCCTGAAGCACCTCAGAACAGAGATTCGAGAATTTAACGCGGCTGATATGGTTCAGCGCATGCTCTCGGTTAACGTTGTCTTGAAACATCATGTACGGATAGCCCGACTCGGATCGCAACACGGCCATCTTCTCGAGTAGCTGACGCGGGTTGATCCGCTCCTTACGTACAGCCGGATTATTTACGAGCTCATCGTACATTTCTCCGATATCCATCTCGTCTAGGTGCGTACCGTACGCCTTATAGACCGTATGCGGATAAAACACGTAAGCTGGACGATCTTCTCGCGCTAATTCGATGAACTTATCGGGTACCACAACGCCAATCGATAACGTTTTGACTCGGACGTCTTCATCGGCCGAGATTTTCTTCGTATCTAAGAAATCGTTTATGTCCGCGTGGAATACGTTTAGATACGCAGCGCCTGCACCGCTTCGTTGTCCGGCCTGGTTAATGTGGCGCAATGATTGATCAAGGTTTCTCATGATCGGTACCACGCCGCTAGTCACGCCCTCGTAGTCCATAAGCGACTCACCTTTTGCGCGAGTCTTTGAAAGGTTTACGGAGATACCTCCGCCGATTTTCGATAGCTGGCGTACCGTCGAATTCATCATGTTGATATCGTTTAGCGAGTCGTTAACTTCGAGCAGGAAGCACGATACCATTTCGCCTCTGCGTTTGCGCCCGGCATTCAAAAACGTAGGCGTCGCCGGCTGATATTCCTGGCGGATCATTAGTTTCGCAAACTCGATCGCCTTGGCCCCGTCACCTTTTCCGAAGTACAGCGCACAGCAAGCGATGCGGTCTTCGTAGCGTTCGAGGATTTTTTTGCGATCGTTCGTCTTCAGCGCGTAGTCGTTGTAAAACTTGAATGCGCTCATGAACGAAGGGAATCGGAACTTGGCGGCGTAGGCCGTTTTATAGACCGCTTTGATCTCCTCGAATGTATAAGCGTCTAGGAACTCCGTCTCGTAGTAATCGTTAGCGCGTAGATAGTCGAGCTTTTCTTTTAGATCGTGGAAAAATACGGTGTTTTGATTTACGTAGTCTATAAAATAAGCACGGACGGCTTCTACGTCTTTCTCGAATTTAAACCGTCCATCTTTTTGAATCATAATTTCGTTATTAAGTTCGATGTAACCGTTGGTGTTATTCATCATACGGCGCCTCCTTGAGCGAAGAAATAGAATCCAATCGCACATTTGAAATTTCAACGTATTTACTTTCAATCTCAAATCCTATAAATTTGCGATTCTGTAGCATTGCAGCTACCGCAGTTGTTCCTGAACCCATACAATTATCCAGTACAATATCACCTTCGTTTGTGTATGTTTTTATCAAATACTCAAAGAGCTTAAGAGGTTTTTGTGTGGGGTGCAGCCCCTTATCTTTTTTAAACGTTTGTACAGTTACAGGATATCTTTTACCATTATTGACAATCTTATTAGTACCGCTGGAATCCCCATAGTTACTGCTTGATATAGAGTCTTTTTGGTAAGAATACGCCCGCCCTTCAGTCATCTGTGGATTATATTTAGGCAGTTTCTTGTAAAAAATAAGAATGTTTTCGTGCCCTTTAAGGGGCATTTTCTTCGCATTCAAAAATCCAGTGGCCTCAGTTTTTCTCCAAATCCATTCATATTTTAATAATTTTATGTTGGATGCACCTAAAACCTTATCGAACGGGGTTTGGGCTGTCAGGACGATAGCGCCATTATCTTTTATAATCCGCTCATATTGATTCCATAGAGACTCTAAAGGTATGACAGTGTCCCACTTATTACGCGTCGTTCCGTAGGGCAAATCGCAAAGTATCATATCGACCGACTTATCCGGCAACATTCGCATCCCTTCGATACAATCGCGCTGATATATCCGATTCAATTGGAGTTCTCCGATCATCTCTTTACCCAAGCGCCTTCACCCTTTCCGTGAATAATCTTACGTCCTCTTCCGTCCCTGCTAATTCGAACTTCGCGACCACAGGCACGTCATACAGCGCCGCGATAACTTCAGCCGCCGCGCCAAAGCCGTCGCCCCATGCACGATTTCCCGACGCAGCCACACCGGCCATTAAATCGCCGTTATCCTTTAGCCATTCGCTCACCGTCGCGGGCGGCTGGCCGAATTCGTAAGTAGGCGTGACCAGCACGAACGGTTCCTCGACGACATCGCCCGTCTTGATTTCGCGTGCCTGGCCGCCTAGTCCGGTCTTAGCGATGAACCGCCGTACGTTTCCCGTCAGCGAGTAGAAATATACGTTCACGGCTGAACTCCGGTCGCGTACGCTAATAAAACCGCAGTTGGTATAATCAACAAGACGAGACCGGCGATTTTCGTCGTGATTTCTTCGAACGTCTTCGCTTTTGTGCCGCCCACAAATATAATGAGAATCGCGAGGCAGAATAACGCAATGTACGTAATCATTCGTCCTCACCCGCCTCGACGTCCAATGCCGCCAATTCTTCTTCGAGGTCATCGACTTTTTCATTCAGATAGTTGAGTTCGCTTTCTAAATCGTCGATTCTATTTTCGGTAACCTCAACCACGTCGTATGATTCGAAAAGTTCCGATTTAATATCTTCTCTCGTTCTCATCTGCGTCCACCTCTCCTTTCAATTTCCGCTTCTAATTCTGCGATTCTAGCAGCCGTCCGATCACGCTCGATTTCCGTTTCAATCCTTTTAGAATCGAGACGGCTTAGTCGATATTCATGATCGATCAGATCGACTTCCAATCGACGCTTCATATCGGTTAAATTTGCGATAGGTACGTTATACATTTCCGCATACTCAGCCGCGCTAACTTTGTGTTTATCAGCCGCTTCGATTACGTCTCCGTAGCGTTCATTAACGACCTTTAACGTCTCTTTTGAGTAGGAAAAGAACGCGTTAGCAAACTCGGCTTCTTCAGGCGTAATGACCGCCGTTTTGTCTGTCTCCTTTTCGCGCAGTTGATTAACTAACGCAACAGAAGCGTTGATTAGATTGTCGAATGTTTCCCGTGAGATAGTTACGTTAGGCGTATCATCCATCGTCATTTACCTCCGATCGTGTCAAGTATTTCTTTGATTGCGTAGTATTCCGGGTTGATGACCGCTTTTAGTCCACTTGAAGCGATGATAATCGAAAGAACTAACAAAACCACACCGATAATAATGCCCCACACAATACCGTCAAATATCTCGTTTGTTACTTTGTTATCGGTTCTTTTCAATACCCGAACAATAATTATCGAAATTACTACGGCTACAAGCGCAAATATGAATGCGACTCCTAGCTTTGTAGCGCCCTCAACCACCGCCTGCTTAACGAGAATCCCGTAAACATGTTCCGCCGCCACTCCGAGCTTTGCGGCTAATTTGTCGATGTAAGCCATCGCTTTATCCATTTGCGGTCGCCTCCTTCGTTGCGTTCTCTAGCGCACGTCTTACAGCCAATCCGTTAAGTACGTGCGTAAAGTCAATCGCATTCTTCTGTTCGCCTGTATAGTGATTGAACATGACTCCGAGAGCCGCGGTTGCAGCCGTAAAGAATTCAGTTAAATCCACGTTTTCTAATTCCGCAATAAAATGCTCGGACTCTTCGTGAAAAACTTCCTCTAATGCGCCTGCAATTTTGATTGCGTATTCGTCGTGTTTATCCATCTATTTCGCCCCTTTCGGTTTTTCAATCACGCCTTCATCGATCAACCACGCAAGCCCAATCGCAGCCGCATCCGATTCATCAAAGTTAGCGAAGGGGCCGTCGTAGCCCGTCAGCCGTCTCACTCCCGCCTCGACTTCGTCTTTTTCCGCATTGCCCGATCCGGCAACTAACGACTTGACCCGCGTCGCTGATATGCCGAGGTCTTCCGTCTTCTTGCCCGGCTTCCGGTATTTATCGAACGTAAGCCCGAAACGCGACGTCGCTCGTTCGCACGCATTCCATGCGCTGAGTACCGGATAGTTCGACCGCGAGGTCTTTCCGGCAAAGTCTTCGCGTACCACGTAATCAAAGCCGGCGGTTCCGACGTGCTTATCGAGAAACATCATCGCCCATCCTTGGATGACTTCGGCACGGTGTGCGTGTGAACGGCTCGTATTTGGCTTGACGTGGCTTAACGCCTTGATGGTCGGTTTACCTTTGCGTACCTCTATGATCGCGACGCCCGGACAGGTCATCGACGTGTCGAACGCTAGGCATCGGATATGCTTGGCGGCGGTCATCCGCACCACCGATAAAATTCGATATCCTGCGTCTTTAACGCCTCTGCCGCAAGTTTTTCCGGGTTGTCTGCGCCATTTGCGATTGCCTCTAAAACATCGATATACAATTCGTCCTCCATACCGTGTGCCGCTTCGTCGTCGAGGGCTATCTGTCGGATAACTTCTACGCGTTCCTGAACGTCATCGACCGTCATCAAACCGCCTCCCCTTCTCGTACTCTCTCGATAAATGCGAGCGCCTCTACGATTCTTTGCTTCTTCCAATCCGGCAGTCTCGAACGCATCATCCGACTTTTAAGATCGTATAGGTTTGACAGTTCGTCGTCCGTTAAAGTCTTAGCTGTAGATCGTTTGTACTCGTAAAACGCCCACTCGAACAAATCTAACGGCGGCGCTTCACTCAATCTAACGGCTTTAGTTACCCGCTCGAATTTCTCGAAAATTCTAGTACGGTCATCATCGCGAATCTCGATTCCGAACACTTTATTACGGTTAATTTCCTTATCCCATTTCACGCCGTATGTTAAGTGGTAAATGACGATGTAGTAATCGAGTCCATACATTTCCGAGTAACAAATCGACTGTTCAACGTGCTCTTTCTTCGGCTCTACGACTTTCTTAAAATCCACGTAGCTTTTTTGAAACGATTTAACTTCTAAACCTACGCGATACTCCTGACCGTCATCTGCGGTATAAATCAGAATACCGTCGGGAAGTCCGTGGATTGCGAATTTTTCTTCACCGGAAACCACTTCGTGCATTGTCTTTTTGAAATGTTCAAACGCCGGCTCGTTTCGCTCCGTCCGTTCGAATCTAAATTTCGGCTTAGTGCCCGTAAGTCTCTCAAAATGTCGTTCTATTAGCAAAACTTCACGTTGAATGTAGTCGCCTACTTGCGAACCAAGTCCGGTCCAATCTCGCTGATTAGGCGTTGGTGTTTGCGGGTCACGTACCGACTTGCGTGCTTTTTCGTAAAGTTCTCTTTCTGTTTTACTTGCGCTGCTCGGCGAAAAAACAGGTCGAGGTGTTCCGTCAGGCGCGGTCTTCCAATTAAAATAACCGTACTTTGACTGTTCCCGCAGTACACGCGCATATTGTTCATGAAGCTCTGCGTCCATTAAATCGTCATATGGCTGCGGGTGCTTGTGAAATTCGTATAACATATCGTTAAAATCGTCCGCAATCGTTTGGGCAAATGGTGACGTAATTGAACCACCGTTACTAAGTAGTTGAGCCGCTAATTTTCGTTTGTCTGCCGTCAATTAATCACGTCCTTTTTAGGTTTACAATTCTCGAAGTCCCAATCATTCGGACCATATTCGTCCATCCAGCACGGCTCAATTACCGTGTCGCAACCTAACGGAAGCACAAGCGTAAACGTGTTCGTCATAATGTCGTCAAATAGATCGACTGCTTCTTCTGTTAGTTGCTCGTTTGGAGTAGCCGTCTTCAATTCGTCGTGAAGCGTCAATGGGAACTCCCAGCCGCGCTCTAACACACACTCGTAATAAACGCGTATCATACACATCTGTAGGATATTCGCGCCCGATCCTTGAATCGTATGGTTAAATGCAGCGCGTTCGCATCCGCCAGTAAATCGCATTAATTCCCAAAACTCCGATCGATCTTCCCATCGCAGTTTATTCGTTTTCTTGCCGAGATCCGGATCGTTTTTGTCCACAATTCCGCATTTGCGCATCAGTTGGCAAAGTCGTTTGTACTTTTCGACATAGCCCGGAAAGCGCCGCTTCTGCTTAAAGATTGTCGCCGTCCAGCCGTGCTTACGTAGGTGTTCGAATGTAGACTCAACCATCCCCTTGAATCCCGGAAGAATCTCGTCAAACTTCTCGTAAGCGACTAACGCCTGATCTTTGCCGATCCCGAACGGAATGACACCCTTATAGAACATATCAAACGCTTGACCGTAACCAATCGCAAGAAACATCTGCTTCATAGCTTTACGGTAGGCCGGCACGGAATCGTCGGTCCCTTTTACGGATTTATAATAATCTTCCGTACAGATTTCACGCGGTACATCGAATAAAATAGAAGCGAACTCAACGTAAGGATCTAGTCCTCGTCGGTACATATCCGCAAATATCTCATCGTTAAATTCGGTCGCCATTCTATGCGCTTGGATTCTCGGCTCAATTGACGATAAATCTGAGCCAATGAACGTATAGCCTTTCGGTGGTTTAAAAGCCATTCGTACGCGCTGACCTCTTTCAGTTCGTGACGGAATGTTTTGGATGTTACGCCCCTTACCAGTCTTCTTCGGCGCATCTACCAATAGACGCATGTATTCGAGAAAATTCTTGTCGTCGATATCATTTCGATAGAGGTCATTTTCTTTTCCGGTATAGCCTTTCGAGCTATAGCGTCCAGTTGATACGGTTTGTAGCTGCGTATGAAGACGCCCGTCTACGTCCTTAACGTTAGGAATTCGATTGATGAACGTTCCCAATAACGTAGATAATTCCGAAAATGTCGCAAGTGGCTTCAAGCGTGCGTCTTCTTTAAAATACAGCGCGAGAACGTCCTTGCTTACGGCACGCGTTTTCTTCTTGTCGATAATCTTCGTCTTATCTTCAATTCCGAGAACATCGTAGATTAAATACTGTAGGTGTTGGTCGGAGTCTAAGTTAAATTCGTGTATGAAATCGGGCGCATTCTCCGGAATAGCCGGCGCGAGTGGTTCCGTCTTATACTTCCGGATACGTTCCTTAAGCTGCGTATATTTCTTAGTTGCCGGGTTCGCTTTCTGTAGTTCCGCCTCACATTTCGCAAGCATATCTTTCTGTTTCGCAATCTGCTTTTCGCGGTTTGCTTGCCATGCTCGGATTTTATCCCCCTTTAAGTGCATCGACATTGAACGTAAGAACTCGGCATCGATTCCGTACGCTTCGTTGAGGTCATCTATCGCTTTCTGTAGTTGCGGTTCATATTCCGATTTGAGGCGCAACAATTCATCGTCATCAATCACGAAACCTGTTCGCTCGATCGTCGTGTTTACTTCGTATAGATACTGGCGGATCTCAAAATACGGATAGTATAAATCGTCTATTTTCAGCATCATGTCGATCTGCCAACGCGTTAGGTACCAGCCTTTTTCAACGTCCTTTATCGCGTAGATGCCCACGATCTCGGGCGAATAAATCATCGGAGAACCTTTTCCGAACAGGTCCTCGAAAGTGTATCCATCTAAGTGCGTCGTTCCCGTATGCTCTTTGTATTTCGTATCTAATTCCTTAAGGCCAAACGATGGCTCATGCTCGTTCATTAATCGCGCCGCATCTAGCGAATCGTATCGGAAACCCTTAGGCTTTAGTCCGTCATTCAAGAACATCGCGTAGTCAAAGGGCGTATTGTGGAACGATTTTATGTGCCGTGCGTCTTCGATAAATGCTCGGCAGATATCAAGCGCAGCCGATCGTGTACATTGTTCATCCTCCGTTAGATGGCCGTACGCGACGTAGTAGCCTTCATTTAAACACGGGAGCCAAAACGAATACCCGCCCGACATATCCATAAACGTATCTGTACCGGATGTCTCCGTATCCCATTCCGTAAATGAAACGGCCAATGGAATCTCGATGCCGCGCTCAGCTAACTTGCCGCGAATATGCGTATTGTTGAATAGATCGAATACTTTTCGGAACCACGGGTCTAGTTGCTGCGCCCTAACTTCGGCTCGTAATCGTTCGATCATAGGTGCTAGGTCGGCGTCCTTTGTAATAACGTAGTAGTTATCAGGCTTCGTCCGTAGTGTCTCTTGCATACGTTCGTGTCGCAAAGTTTCGTTTTCTTTTTCAAGATGACGGCGTCCGATTGCGCATGCTTCCGTTTTAGTCAGCTTCGTATTTTTAGTACGGACCAGCTCGCCGGCTTTCTGCGCTCGCCATGCCGCTTCAAATTCGCGACGTTCTTTATCGGAGAATTTACACGTTCTCTTCAAGCGATCGAATGCTTCGCCTAACGTTTCCTCTGACCTGGCCGCTTGCTTACGTTTAGCAACGTCGGTCGCCGGCGCCGCTTCTTTCCGTGCATTTACGTTTAGTCTTAACGGCTTGATTTCCACGTCGCGTCCTCCTTTCTACGTTAAAAGTCGATTTCGTCCGTCCACTTCCGCCTGTGTACCGTCTCATTTTCCGCATAAAAGTCCGACCAGCAACCCGTATCACAACAAAACACATCGTTTAAGGAGTCGTAGATGGCGCGCTGGCCTTCGTTTATGGGCGATTGGCAGGCGGCGCATTTAGCTGCGATCAAAACGTGCCTCAACCGGAGTGATTAGCTTGAGTTTTTTCGGAAGTAAATAGTACTTAATGCGCCTTCCTCCGTTATCTGTCGCAACTACACCCGTGTAGTCATCTTCGTCAGTAGCCTCGGTTACTTCTCCGATACCTTTATTCTCAAACCACTGCGGATCATCATACGAAACAATATCGCCGACTTTATACTCGTTAACTTTGCGGCCGATCTTCGCCCGTTTCGCTTCGATAGATCGTTTTGCTTCCGCTTCTTTGGCGGATGCGACTTCGTCTTTGGTTGCGGGGACTAGTTCGGATTCACACGCCCAAATTTTCTGTCCGACGTAATTCCCGCTCAGAAGCTCGCAGTGAAACGGACGATATTTTCGATCATCGATCAATATCTTAACCAAGTCACCCTCAACGCCTTTAAAACGACCAGGCCAATCGACCACCTTCGCATAATCACCGACTTTTAAGCGTGTATGCTTCTTGCGGAATAGTTCGTACATGCTTCTTTCCAAAGCAAGACCGTCAGCAAAAACGGCATCACTGTCACAGTCAACGTCGTAACACACGAAAAATTCTCCGCTTTCTGTGAGATAGGTACTCGTCACTAAATCGCCAACCTTTGCGTCTCCCTCAACACGTTCATACTCCGAACCTTCATACGATACTTTCGTAATTTCACCGTTTTTCATATCGAGCGTCTTTACGCCTTTTAATGCCGCCATCTATTCGTCCTCCTTTTATTGACCGTCCGACCCGGTAAGGTCAAACCGCCTCCGCTTCGTTTTCAATCGCCGCCAAGAATCCGCGGTCTAAGTTAAGTTTGAGTTCGTGCCACGCCCGGTGTCCTTCGTTCTTACGCGGCATCCAATAGTCCGTAATATTGCGACATTCGAACATATACGCCTTAGTCTCGTTGTCTTCGATAAGCACGCCGATAAAATAATCCGTATCAGATTTCGTATAAGCCTGACCGGTGTTCTTGCGTCCGCTGACCGTTAAGCAGCCGCGGCTATCCCGACGGTCACGAATCGTTTTAACCTGAATACGCTTGATTGCGCCCGTGATCGGCTCGGCTGCGAGAATATCATACGGTTCTTCGGTTTCCGGCTTACTAACGCCTGACCAGCCGGCCGCCATTAAGGCAGCGCGTGCGATCAGTTCGGCGAATTTGCCGATCGTTTCTTCTTTATGCGCCATCTATAAGTCCTCCTCCGGAATATGTTCGTCGAGAATGTCCTCGATATCTGATGCGGTATGAACCTCGTGTCCTACTAACGTACGAGTAGCGTTCTCTAAATACTCGTTATATACGCCGCGGACGCGTTCCCACATTTCTTCTGAATTTACGACCACCAATGCCGATTCGATCATGACTAATTCCGCTAACGTAACTTCTAAAATAAGTTTTTTCGATAAATCTGACGTCTGCTCTTCCGTTTTAATTTCTCGCATCTATGCGCCCCCCTTAGAATCCGAAGTTTTCTTCGGCCGGTAGTTCTTCGTCTGTTGCCGTCTGCGATCCGCCGCCAAGCGATTCGCCAATTAACGCTAAGTCAAACCCAGCCGCGACAAGGTTTTCGAGCATTTCTTTTTCGTCAGCTTCGTAAATTAAGCCGTCAAATAAAGACATGTCGAACTCTTTGCCGTCTTGAGCCGCGAAATGCTTACGCTCAGTTTCCGTTAGATCCTCTTCCATATCGATAAGAGGCGTTAGTGAAACGACTGTACTCGTGCCTGATCCGGACTTTTCTAACTCAAATGCGATACGACCGAGTTTCTTTTCTTGTTTCTTGATGACCGCATGAACAGTCGTAGCCTGCGGTTTAGAAAGATCAACGATGATCGGCTCGCCAGTTTCGAGGTTGATAAATCCTAGCGCATAACGTTCTTTTACGCGGTACTTGGCCGCTTCTTGCTTAGCCGCTTCTTCCGCTTTGGCATCGCCGCGAGCCGCCGCCGCCTTCTTTTCGTCTTGGTAATGCTTCCATGCGCGATCCCATGACGTCAGGTTCGACTCAGGAAAGCCGTTCTTATTTAGCGTGCTTGGATTAGCCGCCGAGAACGAATTTACCTTCTTATAGATTCCGTATGAGAAGAAGCGAATCAGATCGAACGCACTCATTACGCGTACCTTATAAACCGTGCCCGTCTTGAAGCTCGCAAATTCAGTGTTATTACCGCCATTTCCTTCATTTGTTGCGTTCAATGCGTTTAGAGCGTCAGCTCCGCTAGTGTACTTTGTCATCCGATTACCTCCGTTAATTTGTTTTAGGGTTTGACCCTCGCAAAACACCGGTATCTGCGCCCGAGACGCCGCCAGCGCACGGCATAGCGACGCGACAGTTTTACTTAACGAACGCCCCGGTATTCTCCGAGCGTCGGCGGTCATTCACCGCCTTTATTCCGCCTCTCTTCGCTCACTAGCGACCAGTACATGCCGCCGATAATGAAGGCTGCGGGGATTCCTACGAATGTTAGATACATTAGGAAGTCGTCAAGCATATAGAGCACCGAACTTTGAAATCTCCTTAATGTCGGATTCCAATTTTTCTTCGCGTGATTTAAGTGCCGTGTACTCGACTTCTTCAGCGCTTAGTTTTTCGTTGATAGCGTCGATCGTCTTCGGCGCCTTTGCCTTTGCGAGATTGACTTTTAGATGCGCGATTTCTAGATTCTTCTCCGCGACTGCGATCTTCAACGCACGCAGCGAACGATTTTTGTTTTTGATGATCGTGTTTGATTTACGCTTGATTGCGTCTTTAAGCTCTTCCGGCAATAACTCCGTTTGATTCGTCGTCAATGGCTCAGGCATCGCGTAAACGGTCACGATTACGTCGCCTGCCAACATCATACGGGTGCGTGATTTAATGTGATCTCGTACTTCGCAGTCCTTCCCTTGTTTATTTTTCGTCGTACCAACGTGTACAGCCGTCTGCATTAGTTGTTGTAAGCGTGATTTAGCGTTATGTCGCTCGTACCCTAAACGCTCAACGGCGCGGTCTTCTGCGTGCTTAGATACTCGGTATTGTTTCATCCGACGCGCACCGCCTTAATGGTCGCAGGACGATAAAAGTCGGCCGGATCATCTTCGCGGTTCAATGAACCTTCGTAGAGTAATTCCGTTAATTTTTGGATATTAATTGCGGGTGGGAAATCGTTTGTAGGTTGTTTCATAGTACATTAGTCTCCTTTTTAATTAGGTTAAACGTACTAGACGGAGGGTTGTTCGCATAGTGTTCGCTTGAAATTCGCTTGCCAAGCGATTATCATTGAAGTACGTAGCGAAGCCCTCGTGCCTAGATACGTGGTTATTCAGAAACGACTAAGTAGTCGCGGTAATTACCGTGTTGCTTAGTATCGAATGAGCCAGCCAGCTTTTCGAGTTTACGGATAACCGTTGAGTGATGCAGACCTAAACGCTTTCCGATTGCCGTCGGGTTTGGTCGGTCGCATCCTAGGAACGTTTCGACGATTTGCCTCGTCGTTTCGTCCGCTTTTTCCAGTAGAGAGTCAATCAGTTGCCGCTGATCGGCTCTTTTTTTCGCAAAGTAAATCGTTTCCGGTGTTTCTTCGTCGACAGGTTCGAGCGTTGCCGCGCTCTCCTCATCTTTACCGAAGTTATTTACCACTTCGTAGTTAAGTCGTGTTTTTCTATCTCGATACATATTAGCTCGTTTGTTTTTTATACTGAAATTATAATAATTTTCAAAATCGACCTTTCCGTTAAAGTCTTTGATGCATTTCATAAGAACGTCCTCATATAGCGCTCTAACTTCATGAGCCGTAGCTCGCAATGACCTAGCGATCTCGTTAAATTTAAGTGAGCGCCTTTCTATAAGAATTTCATAAATTCTTGAAAAGGAATACTCACATCCGGTGAGTTTATACTCCGTAATGTAACTATTTAGTTTTTCTTTCAAATCCTCCACCATCCCTTTCTCCTACTCTATAATACCCGGGCTGTTTTCTGTCCGCGCATTAGTTTGATATTTTTTTATATTTTTTCTTCCATGACCATATATTAGCATCTTAATAGGATGAGTTTGTGGTTTTTGGATAATCTTAGTTTTTTAGACTTTTCCGAAAAATATCAAAAAAAAGGACAAAAGAAAAAGGCCGATTGGCCCGATCTTTTATCCGCCTACTTTAATTTCGCTAACATGTACTACATTATCACTGCTCGCGCTATCTATTTTCAGCCCCTCGGTGTTAAGAAGCGATACAACTAGTGCCCCTAAAACAAAACCCATCAATAAAATCTTTTTCATAAACAACATCTCCCTTTGATTTTAATTTGAATGACTTAAGAACATCAATCTGAATATCATCTACCCCAAACATACGCAGTGTTTCGGCTGCGATAGAAGCGAAGAAAAAGTTCATCTCTTCAAAGAAATGTTTATACGCAGCATACACATTAGTGATCTCTCTATTACGTACGTAGTTGAAGTATACTACAAAGTCAGCATCACCTCCTAGAAGAAACTTTTCTTTTTCCCCTGCGAAAACAGGAGCACTTCCACCCTCTATAAAAGAAAAGAGTGATTTAACCATATTTAAATTGTTAGTAGCCTCTCTTATTAACAATGGTTCTTTCGTTTCTTTCGCGAAATGAAGGCTTTTCTCCATGTGAGTCAGACACGAGGTTTTATCCTCATGGAGCTTACACATCCCTATGTAATAGTTCCCGTCTGATATATGTTTATTATTAAGTCCGGTACTAACTAATACATTCGCGTGAAACATACATAATTTAGGCTCATTAAGATGTAGATAAGCCGGTGCTAAAATTTCGGATAAACGATAGGAAAAAGCCTCTTTTATAAATGCTCTTCGTTTCCCCAACTTAACAATCTCTTTATAGATTAAGCTGGCGTTTTTTGTGATTCCTATAAATTCGTCATCATAATACATAAAAACGCATGCGTATATGTCCTTTAAGATTTTTAAATCTTTAGAACTTGATACTTTGAGACTACTCATCCTATCAGATAATTCTCTAAAATCAATACGGTCAACCATGAAATCTAAAATTAATCCATACATATCTAAAAATTGTTTGATACCATGTTCTTCTTTACTTTTTTCAAGAAGCATCCCAAGTAAATCTGAATCTCTTTTTAACGCAGCATATTCAAAAGCCTGTTTCAGCCACTCGGGAGAGTCTATTTTCATGCACCATTCACGCATTGTTTCGTGATATTTCTCTTTGTAGAAGAACTTCGAAAGTGTCACCAAATGTTTAAAACCAATAGAACCGCTATCAGCGAACTCATATAATACATCTTGGTTAATTCCTGTTTTTGTGGAAATACATGTTATACTTAAGTCGTATTTTTCTCTGAGGTTGATAAAATCATCTTTAATTGACTGCATAATACACACCCCTTATAGACTTGCGCCTTCTCTCTGTTTATAATATAACATAAATGCACACTTTTGTGTGCGGGAATTTAAGGAAAAAGGAGATTTTTTTATGATTAGTTATGAACCGCTTAGGACTTACCTGGCTGAAAGAGGATTAACAACTGGAATTCTAAGGGATAAAGTCATCCATAGGAACCTTGTGACAAAGATTAATGAGGACAAGCCTGTTAGTTTATCAACTATAGAAGCCGTTTGCCTCGAATTGGACGTGCCTATCGAAAAGGTTGTCCGTATTCTTCCAAATCCGCCCGAATGACCATTTAATCGGCGCGGTTATGTGGTATAATTTCCTTCGTAAAGCACGCGTCATTTTGCTTTGCGGAGGTGTTTATATCGCAGTATTCGGTCGTCGATTGCCGGATAAAGGAGCTGTGCTATAATCGCGGTTATTCACTAACTCAACTCGCAGAAATGGTCGGAATATCAAAAACGCAGCTTTCCGATTATATTTCGCTGAGGAACATCCCTAACGTTGAAATGGCGTATTCCTTAGCGCGCTGCCTCGACTGCCCGGTCGAAGCCTTATATAATTGGCGTCCTTTATCCGGTAGCAACACGGAGGGTTAAGACAACCTCCGCCGACCGAAAGTTCGGATATTCCCGAACCTAATGTTAATTGATACCGCCTCCGCACGATCAATAACTCGCTTAAGAGCGTCCTCACCTTCCGCTATCAATAATTCATTTGCGTCTTTGTAACCTTTCGTTATATAACCGTGCGCAAGCCTGACTTTGCCGCGCATCTTTAGTTCGACCTCCTTCCGTAATTTCTCACCGGCTTCATCGTTGTCAGATACTACTATTAAATATTCGATCGGTGACTGGGCGATTATGTCCGCCTTTTCTGACGAAAATTTACTGCCGCCTGTCGCAATGCCGCAAAATCCCGCCGTACGCCACGACTGCGCATCGATTTCAGCCTCGGCTAATACCGCCGTTTTAGCGCGATCAGCATATACGGTGTCTATTCCGTAGATTAATTCACGGATTGGCATGCCGCCTTTTGCGTACCAAAACGATTTATTACGGGTCGACCTGTATTTTATGTTTGCCAGTCGCTTATTAGGTAGCCGCCACGGTATCACTACCGTTTGCCCGATCATGCCTACGCCTGCCTCACGCTGGACTTCTTCGCTTATGCCGCGGTTAGTCAGATACGTATTCGGACCGATTTTGACGCCCGCCAATAAAGCCTCGTTTAACGGACGTCTAGGCTCAACGATTTTTAAACGTGGAATGCGGAGTTTTAGACGTTCCTCGCCTTCACCGGTACCGTAAGTCTCGGCGAGATAATAAGCCGTCTCTTCCTCGGTTTCTTCACGCAGAAACGCAAGAAGTTTAATAAAGCCACCGCGCTCGCCTGTGCCGCTGTCTCCGAAATAGCCGGCCTTTGCGGTCGGAGTGTCTTCGTAATAAACGTAAAAGCTAGGAGTCCGATCGTCGCGAAAAGGACTTGCCGCCGTTAAACGGTCGGTGTGCCATGTCGGCCGATCCCATTCGTATTGTTCTAATTCTTCGCGTATGTCGACGTCTGTTGGAACGCCGTTGATCGTAATGAGCGACATGTATATACGAGCCCCTTTCGTTATATTACACTAAACCAATCGACATTGTAGTCGTAATTTGTCGAAAAGATTCAGAATTTTGCGGTGTAATTCATGGTAGGCGTTCCAATTTTTAGAATCCAAAAGCCGCTAAATCCGTTTCCTCAGCCGCTACTTGCTTAATTAGGCCGACTTGTGGCAAATAAACGATCTCTACGACTTCATCTTCGCCGCCATCGCGACCCTTGTTGACGCCAATCAAGCCGCGTCCTTCCTTTGCGTTTGTATCTACCGGAATCAATGCCGCTGCATCTTGCAGTAAGGCTGACGTTTTCATGACGTCTTTGCGCTTCGGCAACTTAATTTCTCGATTACCATCTTCGTCTTCTACCGCGTCATCTTCTCCAGCTTGTGTAATGGCGAAAATGACAACATCCATCGTACCGGCTAAACGACGCATCTTTTTAGACGTATCAGCAGCAGCGCCGCCCGTCGTCTTATTCGAGTTGGTCTCGTAATCTAAGTAATAGAACGGGTCGACCATCACGACGTCTGCATTCGTTTGTTCAATGTCTGCTTTGAGGTCTTTTAGCGAACGAGAATCGAAGTCTTTGTCATCTACGGCACGCACGGTAATTGAGCCGGCGATAATCGTATTTAGTGTCGCGATAAAGTCCATAAAAGCCGCTTCGAATTCTTCCGATAACTTGCCTTGGCGGACTGACCTCGAATCAAAACCGGCCTCCATTTGCTGACCGTCAATTTCCGTTAAAGCGACGCCTTGGTCACCGGAAAGTGATACGTATATACGAACGAGTACCTCGAACCATCCCATCTCCATCGACCATATGAGTACGTTGGCGCCTTGAACGGCGCAATTTATCGATTCTTCAAGCGTGATCGCCGACTTGCCGCGCCCTGATTTTCCGTACACGACGTACATGTTCGAACTGACGTAGCCGCCGATCGCCTTATTAAGCGTAGGAAATTTACTGTTCCATATGCGGAATGACTCGCCCGCCTTGCGTTTTTCGTATTCGGCTCGGAACTTATCGACGTCTGTCACGACGTTTGTTCCCACTGTTTTACGAACGCTTGTTCTTATTTTACTCTGTTCTGCTACGGTTTGCAACCAATCAAAAAATTCCTGTGGGTTCCCGCCTTCTTGGACGCGATTGAACCGCTGAACAAATTCAGAGTCCGCCGTCTTGACGCCATTCGCTCCGTATTTATCGTTAAATTTCGAAGCGAAATCGTTCATCACCGCGGCTTCCTTTGCCTTCTGCGCCAAGTATTCAAACGGTGCTTCGATACTGAATTCCGGTTGGAATGCCGGAACTTCAGTCGCTACCATCTCGGCTGTCGGCGTTTGGTTGCCGTGCTTCTCTGCATAGTCGCTGATATATTCGAAGGCAGCCCGTTCGCCGTCTGTTTGAAAATCGTTGCGGGTTAGTCCGTAGCGCAATAAAGCCGACGGGTCGTTCGCTTCGATTACTTTCGATAATAGACTGGTTCCGAAACTCATTGGCGTTCAGCTCCCTCGACTGTCAACTGCGCCATAGTTTCGTCCATCTTCGCCTTAAACGTCAATTCTCCCGTTTTTTCATACTGCGCCTTATTCCAGTTGTAGATGTCGAGTAGATTATCGGTTTGTGCCGCCGCATCTTTACGTTCCTGCTTACGCTTTTCCGCTTCAATCGCGCTAAGCTGTCTCGGGGTTTTCGGCTGTTCTTTTGCCGACATATCATCCGCCTCCGTTTCGTAGTTTATTAGATAAACGGTACTTCTAGCCGGCGGATAGTCTTCGAGATTGAAGTCCGCCAAGAAATCCTCCGCAACAAGCGCGTTAGCTAATAACGTCATGTCCGCTTCGAACGCTTCTAACCATTCGCCGTTAATCGCGTCGTATAAGTCGTATTCAATAAAGTTAAAGACGACCTCTTTCGACGTTTCCTCGATATAGCGTGCGCAATCAATGTAGAAGACGCGTCCTTTATAGCCTTCGACGGAAACTAGATCGCCAGTTTTATAGGCCGGCGTATGATCCGCAAATTCAAGCGCATCAAGTTTATCGAAAATGGCGAGTTTAGCCGCGCCCTCTCCGTTAGCCAACGAATCCGCTACGAGTAGGTCGCGTAGGTACTGAATTTCCGTCAATGATAATCCGCTCATTTACAGCCGCCTCCTTTTTGATCCGCCCGCGAAGACGATTTCTTTGCACTGGTCAGCGATACGGTCCGCCAACCGCGCTTCTCCGAATACTTCCGGCAGATCCTCCAATTCAATGTTCGACGTATATACGGTCGGCATACGATTCGTCACGCGGTAGTTGATTACGGTGTGTAAATCTCCGCGAAATCCGTCCGTTACGTCTCGTACGCCTATATCATCCAGCACTGCGAAAGGCGCCCGTTTTGCTGCTTCTAGCGCGGCGTAATAACGCTTTGCCGCCGGTTCTGCGATTGCATCGGGCACTCGCGGTCTATTAAACTCGTTATATTCGTTTTGCCACGCATTGACGTCGAGAAAGTAAGCCGGTCGCTGTTGCGGCTGTAGCCCGCGTTTTAGTGCGCCGATATAATGGGTGGTTAGGTATGCGTTCAACAAAGCCGCGCTAGTCGTCGTCTTGCCCGTTCCGGGCTTCGCGCTATATAAATACAGCGATTTAATACGGTCGGCTTCGGCGTCAAATTGACGCTCAAACGTCTTCGCATAAGTATCCGCCGCCTTATAAGCTCCGGGCTGATCACCGCGTGCTGGCGAGTTTTTAAGCGTCACTAGCCGATAGTCTTCCGCCAATCCAGCCGCGCCCGACCGACCGCCTCCGCCATCTAGGCCGTGCAAGCCGAGGTATAGTTCGCAATGTTTCGTACAATTAACGCCGCCGGCTTGGGCGCATTTGCTTGCAAGTAGGCACCGTGATTCATTCGTCATTCATAGCCGCCTCCTTTCCTATTTCCAGCCTAATTCATACGCTCCATCACCGTACAATCTCGAAGATTTTCTACGAATCATGTCCAAGAAATCCTCTAATTCTTCCACTGTGTGTTCCTTTTTGCGGCTTTTAAACGGCTTTCCTTCCCACATAAACGACTGAATATCTATGGCCATATCCTTATGCCCTTCGATTGTATCTCTAAGAACGCTACTCATTCGTCCTCACCCGCTCTCGAATCGTCAATCGTCTTCGTATCCGTCGCAGGGTATCCGTGGTATCTACCTGCGTTTAAGCGGACGTAGGTTCCTGATACAGTGTCCTTGTACGCTTTACCGTTCTCAACACGTTCTACTTTAAACGTTGATTTTCTGCCGCGATAAGTCGTGTATTCAACCACGTCGCCCACACGTACTTCTGTCGGCTGCGGCACGTTCAGATACTCCGACGGCACTTCGAGTCCCAACGCACGTCTCAACGCAATAGCCTTACCGATGTGTACGTTGAAGCAGTCGTCAGGAGCGCATTTGGCGATTCCATAAAACGATTTACGACTATTCGGCACTTTCGCCGTAGCTTCAACGGATCTACTTTCCGAATTCACGACGATTTCGATATTAAACGCCTTTGATAATCGGTTGCGCATTTTCAGCGTTTCGACATCTTCCTTCGCCTGCGCTACGATCTCATCTCGCTTCTGCTGATCGGACTTCGGCGCCTCAAGACGTCCTTGATCGTATCCTAGCTTATATGAGCGTGTTCTTAGAGCCTTCATTACGGCTTCACTTAGCGCAATTAATTCGTCACAGTCCATTTCGTCTAGGTTCGATGCTGGCGTGTGTTCTCCGACGATGACTTCGTATTCTTCAAGGTATACGAGGCGTCCGAGGTCATCATACACCGCGCCGTCGCCACGCAATGAGCCCACAAGGAGCACTGCTCCATTTTTATAGCGGTTCTCCATCACATTTACATTCGTAATCAAAATCCGCTCGCCTACGCGTGCCTTACGTTTCTCTGTCTTATAAATAGGTTGCGTCATACTAAAACAACTCCCCGTAGTTTATTTGCGACTGTGCAGCCGCCCTTTGATCGTCTTCTTCCGCCTGCTTAACCGTCTTTTGCTTTACGAGTAACGGCGGCAGGTGCCGGTCTCGCATATACGAAAACATAAAGCCGAAGTTGCAGCCGGGCCATTGAGCCGTAGGCTTCTTAGCCGCAAAGCACGCGTCGATAAAGTCCCGTACGATAGCCGCCCCATGTTCGCTGATCATCGTCTTTAGGTTCCGCGCTTCCATGCCGCGATTATTAGCGACGTATTTAATGCCGTAGACTTCGAGGTGGCGGTCGTGTAGATAGACGATGAAGTCGCGTGCCGTCCATTTTTCGATGGGTTTATTTATTTCGGGCATTCTCCCGCTCCTCCTTACGTTTGGCATCCGGGTTGCATTCGAGTTGTAATCGGCATAGACCCCGCGTTGAAATGGTGACTTCTCCGTGGCGATCCCGATAATTTTCGTTCCAAGTCGTACCAAACGTTAGGAAGTCGCGACTCATTAAACGTTCGGTACCTACCGCCTTCAGTCGTTTGTATTCATCTTCGGTCGTATAATACGAAAAGTCGCCGCCTATTCGATATGAACCTTTTACGATATACAACGGTTTATCGTACATTACGCATTCACCCCTTCGATTTTGATGCCGAGCGTTTCTAGCGTATACCTAATGGCGTCCTGTATATCGTGGCCAGTCGTTTCGTCCCTAGCCGTGTGTAATGCCTCAATATAATACTCGTGTAGTTCTTCTTCCGGCGACTTGCCTACTTCATATCCGTTGATTAATGCGGCTGCAAAATCTATTAAATCAAGATCGTATAAAGAACCGCAGTCATGTCCGTATGCGTCGTGTATATGCCCGATAGTATCCTCTGCGTATAGTTCTAGTATTCCGCGGTCGTCGTAATGCTCCCGTAGAAACTCGATAGCTTCCGCCTGCTCTTTCGTGATTTCCGGCTTCATTTTAACGCCTCCTTTGCGTGCGAATTAATTTCGTAAAGTAGAATTATCGAAACGGTATCGACATTTTCGTCAACTATATCCGACTTCCATTCGATTAATTTGAGCAGGCGCTCCATCCGCTCATTCTCCGCAATAAGCGCCGCCATTGCCTGACGTAATTCTGCGATTTCTTGATCCTTCGTTTTAGTCATTTGACGTCCTCCCATCCCGGAAATAAGTCTTCCATAGTTACCTCGCGTTTTGATCCGTCACTGGACTTTACGAAAATACCGCCAACTTCTCCCGGATCACATTTCCGAACAGTAAGTCCTAGCTGCCCGTAGTTATCTTCGAACTTCTTAGCGTCAAACGTTTCAGCCACGATTTAACCGCCTCCCAGCCGTTTTATTTGTCGTGAGTATTAGCGCCCTCGATCGTTAATAAAGCCGCTAATTCCGCACGAAATTTCTGCACCATTTGCGCGATATCGGCTAAAGACGTCGCATCCGACGTTTTGATCTGTCGGTTCATTACGTCCAAGATGGCGCGATCAATCGTAGGGTGGAATCGGACTTCTCGCCAGCGCTCGACCGGCGTCGGGTCGGCGTCCGGGTTTTCGGCCAGTTTCTTCGCCCAGCCCGGCGCTTTGGTCGGGTCGGTGAAATAGCGTTCACATACGATGATGTTGTGGACGTCGGATTTAAGGCGGTAATCGGGTGATATCGGGATATTAATCGACATGATTATCGGACTCCTTTTCGTTAGATTCGTCTAAGTTCATTACGTCCGGAAAGTACGGCTCATCGCGATTAATAACTAAGTAATCATTTACTGGCCGTTTTCCTTGAATCGTCCTGTTAAGCATAATCTCGACTTGCAGGTCGTATAAATGACGCTTTTGTTCGTCTGTTGCGTATAGGTCTATTTCGGATTGCTTTAATACTACGTAATTCATACGATCACTCCTTTTCGTTAGTTAATCAGTATTAGTCGGTATATCTTACCGATAAGATCATGTGCGTCTGGTTTTAATTCGGTCAAAGCTTCGTAGATCACAGCGAGTTCATATTTCGTAAACATAACGCACCTACTTTCCGTTGTATTTAAAACCTTAGCAATTTGTTCGCCTACGCTCACTCTTTGCAAATATCCTTTTATCGCGATAGATATATCTTTTAAAGTAATTATTTGCGCGAAAGGTTTTGATTGAGCGCTATTATTAGTTTAGTTAAAATAAGTCTAGTTAAATGAGTTTAGTTCGTCTTCAAACTGTGAAGTACCTTACTTCAAATCTTGCAGGGGGCTACTATCGTTTTTTGAAGTGCCGGTCTCAACGAACCATTCCGGCGGCTCCCACAACGTGTATTCATTCGATGTCTGCCCGTTTGCATTTTTCCGTTCTTTGACGTCAATGAGATCGAGTTCCTTCAGCCTACGTAATGCTTTCCGCACCGTGTTCGTTGAGCAACGACATTTGTCTGCTATAGTCTGAACGCTTGGATGCGACTTCTTACTCGTATTGTCTGCGTAGAAACAAAGAACGGCATATACGAGTTTCTGAACCGGCTTATCTAGATACGTTTCGTCTGCGACAACTGACTTCGTTACTCGGACGAATCTGTGATCGTGAAAGTCAATCGGACGCTTTGTGTTTGTCATGACACTCTAACCTCCTCCATCCTTATACAGGCTTGAATAAAAGAATCTATTTCGTCGTACAGATCTAATCTTCCTAACGATTTCAGATTTCTTAAAAAGTCTTTAATACTCACCAAATTTATTCGTGAGTCGGCGCTGCGTATCGGTTTATCTATGGCGTAGATAATAGTTAACCTGTCTGTATGTTTTAAGTATTTCTTAATCGTTGAGCACCGTCTGTTAAACGCCGTACTTTTGGATAATTTAGCGTCAACCCATCCTATATTTTCAACAATGAAATCAGGTATACTATCACCAACACGAACTTGGCATTGTACTTTCCCAGGATAAATAGCATCTAAAACCCTCTTTACTAGGTTTTCAAACTTTCTCCCGTATAAAATAAAAGTTGAACGACTTCCACAATCGACGATTAGGTTGATGTCGAGTCCGAAATCCCTACAAAGATTACTTATATTTCCTTTATAGAATTTATTTATATAATGTTTTATGTGGTATCTACCTTTAGTTTCTAGAGTAGAATAAAGCAACCCATGCGGAAAGGTGTTCACCACATACGCGTCTAAAGCCTCCCTTTGAGCCTTAATTAACGATTTGTTTTTAACTCTCTTGAATTCAATGTCCGACAAGTTGTAGAGCTCTTTGATATCTGCGATACTATAATCGTTCTGAATTACGCGGTAATTATCGTCAACCAAAAAACATCTATTAAGCTCAAATTCGCTAGGATTCCCGGGGTGCGGCGGTAAAAGTCCGTAGGCAGTCAGTGCATTTCTAACACTACCGAAAGCCCTTGTTAACCGTTTACGGGTGCTTTCATAGCCTTTCTGCGTCAACTCTTTACGAATATTCGTGATGTCAATGCCAAAATCAACAAGTATATCCAGTAACTCTAATGCTTTTTCTTGCTTCTCATTAAACAAGAACCCTCACCACCTATCTACTGAATAATACCCGCCGTAATTTTAATCCGCGCAAAACTACCTAAAAATAATTTCGGCATTAGCCGTAAAACAAAAAAATAACCCCGCCGTTTTAGACGAGGTTTTCTTCTACACTTCGAGAGTGTCGTTTTTATTCGCTTTGTTGAACTGCTCTACGACCACATCGTCAACATAGTCGAGATATACCTGCGTAGATTCTAAGTCAGCATGGCCGAGTATCTTTTGTAGCGACCGGATATCTCCGCCATTTCGTAGATAGTTGATCGCAAATGTATGACGCAGGCTATGGATACTCGCGCGACACTCTCCTTTAAGTTTCGCCAGTCCAGCGTACTTAGCCGCTCGCTTCCGTAAATGTTCCTTTGCCATTTCATCTCCGTACTGATTTACAAATACTTTTTTCGCAACTCCGAAATAGTCTTCCGTTTCTAATAGAAGTTGGTGGAGATTATCGGCAACTTTTTCTGTCATCGGAACCATACGATTTTTACGATTCTTGTTGATTGCGCCAGGTAACATCAATACTTTATTATCGAAATCAACGTCGGACGGATCGAGGCCCTCTAGTTCATTCGACCTTAATCCGCATTTTAATGAAAGGTAAAACGCCACGTAGTCTCTGAATCCCGCAAAGGTGTCCTTATCGATAGCGCTGAAGAAGCGTTTCACCTGCGAATCTGTAAGACTCTTAACGATGGTCTGATCGGTACGTAGCTTCGGCACGCGGCCGCAAGGACTTTCGTTAATAAGACCGCGTTCTACCATCTTACTAAATAACGATTTAATGCCGCCTAACCGAATGTTAATCGTTACCGGCGATAGTCCGCGCTTCTTTAACATTATCGTAATATAAGTATTAAAATGATCTTCGGTGACTGCCGTAATTGGCATCGCAGGATTTAACGAAGTCTCGGCCAAAAATTCGCCAAAATAGGCGCAGTAGTCTCCAATGGTCCTTTCTCTAAAATTCTGCGTAGTCATTACGGTAACTACCGTATCTAATGCGTCTTTTATTGTCGTGAATGAGGACCGAATTCGATCGTTGCTAACATCGCGCCTATTACGCACACCTTGCCGTCTTCTTGTAATCGCCAT